TCCACCAGCCTGTCCTCCACCAGCCTGTCCTCCACCAGCCTGTCCTCCACCGGGCTTTCCAGATGATTGACCTCCACCAGGTGTCACCCGCCTGATCGCATTTCGAAGTGCATTTGCAATCGAAGACAATTTCCGTCTCGGAACATCACCTCTTGATTTTACACCCCGGTCTTCAAGTGCGTTCCGAATTGCATTTGCGACACGAATGTTCAAGCGGACGGATCGAATGGCGGATTTAGATGCGTCTCTAGAAAACAGGCGAGTAAACAACCCCACACGTTCTTTGGGTATACTCACTTCACCCACAATTTCTGGTACGCGAGTCGCCGCCTCTGCAATAGCACGTGCAATCTTATCTGACGTGACGGTGAGTCTGTCACCGACCCACACGAGATTGTCTCCGACAATCTTCCATCCCTTGTACTTGTAAATGTGTGTTTCTGTCCCCTTGACACGAACATACTTTTGCACACCACCAGTCTGTTTCTGGTAAAGGGGGACATCCGTTGAACTTCCGAGCCACATGAGTGTACCCGCAGATTTCCATCCAGGGCTTGGCCCTCTTTTCTTTTCGAAATTTTTAGGAAATCCGTTGATGATTGCTGCGGCGAGTGTAGCCGCACGTTGCTGACGTGGAGTTGGGCCAGGTTTTTTCCCGGCACTAAATCTCCCGTCGACGTATGTCAGATAGTACGTCCGACGACTGTTGTTCCGGTTCATCCGCAAATTAGACACTTCGGCACCCGTACCGTCTAGAACAACAATGTTGATACCTAACAGACGGGCCAATGTTCCAATTTCTTCGAGAACTGTAGTTGGAGCAGGATCTTCGGCAAGTACAATCTGTCTGAGAAAATTAGAGGTTTCTTTCCTACCAGTAAGTCCCTTTATAGAATTATAGAGGCTTGTGTTGGCCATCTCCCTATTTTTAGACTGAGGAAAAAAAATAGTTTTGCAACCGACCTTCGACTTAGTTCCGACATTCAGGCATCTTTCAAAAATGTTCCGAACTCGCCTGATTGCCCCCTACCAGCATACGGGTGTCCGCTGGTTGGCTGATCGTGAGGTGGGCGAACACGCGGGTGGTTTTTTGTGTGACGAAATGGGTCTTGGTAAGACTGTACAAATGCTGGCTACTATGTGCGTTAATCAGCGCGCCAAAACTCTGGTGATTGCACCCAAATCGGTGGTGTCACAGTGGCGCCAGGAGATTCACCGTTTCGTGCCGAGCTTCAAGGTGCACGTGTTTGATGGTCCCCAGCGGCATCTTCCCGTGTTTACCAACGAGTCGTGGGTGGTGGTGGCCCCCTACTCGGTGCTGAGTCAGCGCAAGGGCAAGCCGGCAAGCCCTCTTACCGGAGTCAACTGGGACCGTGTGATTCTGGATGAGGCGCACGAGATTCGCAATCGGGCAACCGGTGTTCACCGCGCCTGCCTGTCACTCCGGGCGCGCATCCGGTGGTGTCTGTCCGGTACTCCCATCTTCAACTCTATGAAGGATTTTGTGGCTCTGGGCGCTTTTCTCGGGTTCACCAAGTCGGAGGTGCAGGGATTTACAGATGAAATTCGCGCCAAGTATGTTCTGCGCCGGACCAAGCATGACGTGTCCAAGTTCAACGCGCGCCTGGAACTGCCTCCGTGCGATTTCCAGAATGTCGAACTGGAGATGTATCCCGAAGAGCGATCTCTGTATGAGGATGCATTTGGGCGTGGCCGAGAAGTGGTACAGAGTGTTGCAGCTAGCACCAACCAGCACCTGTACAACATGCAGCTCCTCGAGGCCCTGCTCCGTGTTCGCCAAGTGATGGCCTGGCCCCAGATGTACCTTGACGGAATCGCCAAAAAGGAGGAGACCGAGCCGGAGGCGTGGATGGGGCGCTCACGCAAGATGGAGGTACTCATGGAGATGATCCAGTCTCATCCGAAGGAAAAAGCACTTGTCTTCTGCCAGTTTATCGGTGAGATGGATCGTATCCAAGAGCTTCTGCACGAGGCACAGATTCCTACGTACCGGATAGACGGAAGCGTGGATAAGGAACAGCGCGAATCTCGCATCGAGACGTTCAAGGCGTTTACCTATGGGCGCCAGCCTGTCTTTCTGATTCAGATCAAGTCGGGTGGAGTTGGTCTCAACCTACAGCAGGCGACCCGCGTGTACATCACCAGTCCCGCCTGGAATCCTGCTACGGAATTGCAGGCGATTGCACGCGCGCACCGCACTGGCCAGACTCAAAAGGTGACGGTTCGCAAGCTCATCTACACCGGCGAGGAGGGTGGGGTGACGCCAGATGGGCGGATCCGACCCGCTTTACCGAGTGTCGAAGAGAGTATCCTGGCACTCCAAGAGACCAAGATCAAGGTTTGCGCAGAGGTTCTCAACGACTCGCGAGTGCTCGCACAAATGCCCACCACCAACCCCAAGGTGACGATTCATGCACTCAAGAAGATTTTCCGTGTGTAAATTAGTAATGTCCAGCGCACCAGTACCCACACCGTCTCCCCCTGCAAATGCACCTGCTAATTATTCAGTCAAAGGAATTATTATAGGGGTTGTCTTAGTCACGGTGATTGCAGTTGTCATCTGGCTTGTTGTCAGAAGCATGAATCAGTGTGACGCCAAGAATGAAGAAGCGACTAAGAAGGGCCCGGGTGCACTCAAATGCGATGAAGGTGACATGGGACCTGTTCCAAAATGTGGAAACTGGATGTGTGCCAAATCATGTGCCAAGTCACACAATGAAACCTACACCGAAACTCCCTTGAACAAGGATTTCTGTCAGGGTATGAATCCCTTCACGAAAAAATTGGAAACTCTACCAAAGAAATTTTATGACGCAAAGTAAAGGATGAACGGACAACCTCCACATGTACAACTTGCAGTGGCTATTAGATACAATAATATGCCGAAAATTAGGCGTCTTTTAGCTCAGGGTGTGAATGTAAATTCGCGTCATAATACACACAACATGACTGCTCTGGCACATGCTACATCTAGTCGAACAAATATTCTCAAGTATCTCATCAATCAAGGAGCTACTGTGAACGCACGGGATGATAAAGGTAAAACTCCTCTTATGTGGGCAGTTATACACGGACGCGAAGACAATGTAATTGCGTTACTTGATGCAGGTGCTCACATAAATGCCCAGGACGAGAGAGGTGTCACGCCTCTTATGCGGGCCGTGTTCGGCAGACGCATGGGAATTGCACGCCTTTTGATCAGTCGAGGCGCCCGTTTGAACATGAAATCTAACAATGGACGATACGCCATCAACTTCATCAACACGCCAATGGTACCAGGTGGGTGGGTTGTGCCCATGGAAAATAACGCCAAAAATGCGTTCCGACGGATGTTGCTTCCATTAAACATATCTGCACTGCGTCGACGTGAAGTGGGACTGGGGAAAAGAAAAAGAAGTTAGGTTGTGTAATCGACTCTTGATTTCAATTTCAATTTCAATTTCAAATCAAAAATGGTAAATACATTCGTACCTTCAACAAGTGTCAAAGAATGTGCCCGACTTTTAGATTGGCGACGCCTAGGAAAACAACGCGTCGAAGCTTATCAGCTGTGGCGAGCTATCACCGGTCAGACAAAAGGCTGGAGGAATCATCCGGCGGCCAAGGCGTGGGAAGGTTATCAATGTGCTCTGGCGTTGTACTGCAACATCATGATACAGGAGTGGATCGACCGTGGCTATAACAACACGATGAAATTTCTACCCCACTGCAAGAATCCCCGGTTTCCTTGGTGGTGGGGATAGGAACCAATTCACAAGTCTCATCAAGCTGCTCTAAATCGTAAACTGAATTCGCATTACAAATTTGACGTCGGAGAATACGCGAAATGGGGATACTGTTGGCCATCCAAGGTGCCGAAGGATTTGCGTCTCAAAGACAAAATACCACTCGAAAAAATAATGTCATCAATTACTAAATGACTCACACCCAGGCTGTCGGCTCTCGGGCCCAGGTTATGCACGGTACCGCTCACCACACCGCAGGTGGCCTCAAGAAGAAGGACCTGAAGAAGAGCCGCAAGACTGGCGAGATTGTCAGCAGAGACAAGGCCAAGTCTGAGAAGAAGAACCCATGGATCGTGGCCGTGGCCAAGGCGAAGAAGGAGCTTGGTATCAAGGGTTTCGCACTCGTTCAGGGGCCACTTCTGCGCAAGGCTCATGAGATTTACGGCAAATAAAGTAAAAATGTTGATCCATTATATATGATAAACTCTTCTGAGTTGAACAAGATTATGAGGCTCGCGCTTCTTCGTGGTATTGGTAAGAATAACGCATCAAAGAAAAAGACGAATAACAAAATGAAACCAACTCCATTTTTTAATAGGGGGCTCAGACGCGTCTTTTTCGATTCGAATGGTTTTTATGTGATGATTCCTGTTAAAAATAGCAAAACCGGTAAGAAGCTGTATGTGTCAGGTACATTTGCTTTCAAGAATACCGGCTTTCGTGTCGTCCCGTTGAAAGCTATTCGATAAATGCACATCCCTTCAGTAGCGGCGCAGACGCAGGCACTTCCGCCTCTAGCTCAAACTGCGGAATCTTGGCGACAGGTGCGTAAAACTTGAGCTGGTGCACGCGACACGAAACAGCCCAGACCCCCTTCCAAAGGTACGCTCCCTCGACATCCACTATGCACGATACGTCCAGGTCTCTAAGATAGCCCTCGACGTGCTCGTCCGGTACATATACACCATCTTGATTGAAAATCAGGGTTGAATCATCCACCTTCACACGAAGACCGTACTCGGAAAGCGCCGACTTGAATGGTTCGGAACCCTGACTCACGAGTTTTTCAATTTTGTCAAACCACTCATTGAATTTTGGATCTAAATTTGAAATTGAAAGTGTTTTGTATTGTGACATACCGTACTTGAGGTATCCACGGGGTATCTGAAATCGAAGAGGTCCTGAAGAGTACATGGCCTTAGTGCGTGAATTCCCCGAACCCTTCACCTCTATGGTTGACGTGTCGATGTCTGTCCACAACGGCATTATACTTCAAGTCAGGCTTGGTTTTATCTGTAAATCGAAAACACTCCCATAAGTGAGTATTTGGTTTCGACAACTTGGAAAATTCATCTATGGTATACTCGTCCCCCATCGATCTGTTACATTTGCTACAGATTGGTCGGAGATTTGAAATGTCAGTCGCACCACCTTTGCTTTCGGGTATATTGTGACCCACCTCGAAATTAAATGGGGTCATCACGTTTTCACACCACGTCACGAGACACTTGTGCTTGAAAAGCCGATCACCACAAAAGGCGAGCCAGACCTGCTCACGAAGAGCCTGTGGAATCTTCACCTTCATCACCGAAGTCTTTTTACTCAACAATTTTAATCTTTAATTCGGTACACCATGGGGTATCCATGGGTTCTATATACATGCTCCCATCTTCACCTATGATTTCATATGACCAATTTTCACCCAAAATATTAAACATGGCCAAGTCATCATCAAGGTAGTCGAGTGTAAGAGGTTTCAGAATTCTTACAGATTTTAAATTGAAATTGAAAAGTGTTTTTGCGGAGGATAAGTAGACCAGGGTTGGTCTTGGAAATTTTGTTTCTAAATTTGAAATAATTCCAGGGTCAAGTCTTCTTGGGGTGAGACCCAATTTTATTCTAGAATCAATATCGAGATATCGACCTACCCTTTCAAGTAACATTATCAAATTAAGTTGACTCATCTTTAATATCCCCCATTCGCCAGGTTACTTTTTGTAATTTTGTAAAACTTGGTTCTATTCACCAATTTTGATTTAGAATTAGAAAGTGCAATGACTTTCATACCTGGTTTGGGAAACTTGCGCCCGTAGCCGTGTTTATCCGCGGGGTCAAGTGGGATCCACTTCTTTTTCCGGGGGTGCCAAATTTCAACCCATAAGGCATTAGCACCGTGCCAGTACCCGAGGACGAGCCGGACCTTGTACCCCAGCTTGCGCAAAACTGCGTACAGACCCTGTGCAAACTCACCTCCTCTTCCGAATCTGTATTTGAAAAAGGAATTGGGATACTTCCAACGCTGAAAAGTCTGCATAGATCCATTCTGACACGTGTAAACCTCCTTCGACCCAACAATCTTGGGCCGATGGACAAACTTACCTCCTGGACACTGTACCGGATGATAAAACCGGAATCTCTGGGGAAAAGCTTCGGTGATGCGTTTTACGCGTGTCTTGAAGGGCCCTGGTTTGGTGACGTTTGACAGGATCCGTGGGAGACACTTGAGTTTCGCACCCGCTTTGACGCGGGCCCGGAGCCTGTTGTCCAGTACACCCATTTACTAATTACACGGATAAAAACGCACGTCCTTCTGCTTTCCAAGGTCCCTCTGTAGTCTCTTTAAATCTTGTATCCCGCTCGAAAATTTTAGCACACACATCATTTGTGGCGTCGACCCATACGGGTTTTTTCACTACCTGCATGACTCGCCGAACAATCTCTGATCCGTGACCACACCCCTGTGATGCGACACATAGATCACCTAGGATCCAGTATTCTGGTGTCCATTGCAAGGTGCATACCGCAAGTGGATCAGTCGAATCATCTTCCGTCAGACTAAATAGCTCATCAAAATATCTCGGATTCCAGATATCTTCGTGAGGTCCAAAGTTCTGACGGATGAGTTTGTCTATTTTTTTGCTTCGACGTTCTACGAGTCTGAGTTTCATATTGAATTAAACAGGGTCATCTTTAACCCGAGCACATCAGGCACCCCTCTGGATTGTCGCGACGACACGCTAGCGCTTCAGCGCTCTCCACTGGCACAGTCACTTGTTGGGCCTTGGCCTTGGCACGAGTCCGAAGATAGTACATGCCCGTTTTGAGCCCCTTCTTCCATCCGTAAAAGTGCATCGAGCTCAATTTGGCCAGTGACGGATTCTCCATGAAGATGTTCAGTGACTGTGACTGGTCGATGTACGCACCACGGTCCGCCGCCATGTCAATCAGGCTCTTCTGTGGAATCTCCCAGACTGTGCGATAAATATCCTTGAGACGCAGAGGAATCTCCAGGTTCTGGACCGATCCACCGTTGCGCACAATTTCCGTCTTGATCTGCGGGTTCCACATGTTGATCTTCTGCAGGTCTTTGACGAGGTGCTTGTTCACAACGACAAATTCACCTGCCAGGGTGCGACGTAGGTAGATGTTGGTTGTGTACGGCTCGAACGCCTCGTTGTTGCCCATGATTTGAGCAGTTGAAGCAGTTGGCATCGGTGCCACCAGTAGGGAGTTGCGCAGGCCATGTTTAGCAATGCGTTCTTTGTGAGTATCAAATGCATGATCCTCCTTGCCCCAGAGGTCAAACTGAAGCAAGCCCTGAGACGCGGGTGAACCCTGAAACGTCTCGTATGGTCCCTCTTCGGATGCGAGTGTGAAAGACTCCCACACTGCCTGCATATAGATGCACCTGAAGATGCTCGTGTTGAGTTCGCGGGCTTTTGGCTCATCGAATGCGAGACCGAGCATCATGAACACGTCCGCCAGACCCTGTACACCGATTGCGATGGGGCGGTGGCGTAGGTTCGACTTACGAGCCGCCTCCGTCGGGTAAAAGTTCTTGTCGATGACGCGATTCAGGTTGCGCGTTACGATGCGAGTCACCTTACCCAACATCCCCATGTCGAACTCCCCATCCTTCACAAACACAGGGAGGCAGATGCTGGCCAGGTTACACACGGCCGTTTCGTCCGCCTCAGAAACCTCCATAATCTCAGTACAGAGGTTACTCGACTTGATCGCACCGATGTTCTTCTGATTATTCTTTTCGTTCACAGAGTCCTTGTAGCACATGTACGGCGTGCCCGTCTCCACCTGGCTTTTAAGGATCTTGTCCCACACATCGCGTGCCTTGACCACCTTCTTGAAGCGTCCCTGTGCAACGTACATTCGGTACAGTTCGTTAAATTCCTCACCATAGACATTCTGGAGGCCAGGGCACTCGTTCGGGCACATCAGATGCCACTCGAGGTCCTTCTCCACCTTTTGCATGAAGAGGTCTGGGATCCACAGAGCTGTAAACAGGTCACGGCAACGCATCTCCTCGTCACCTTGGTTCAGGCGCAACTCGAGAAACTCGAAGATGTCGGCATGCCATGGCTCGAGATAAACGGCAAAAGATCCTTTACGCTTTCCACCCCCCTGGTTGACGTAGCGGGCCGTGTTGTTGAAAACACGAAGCATCGGCACGATTCCATCAGCGATACCGTTCGTCCCCTTGATCGGTGTGCCGTTCGCTCGGACATTCGAGCAGTGAATACCAATACCACCGGACCACTTGGATATGTGAGCACACTCCTTGAGCGTCTCGTAGATGCCTTCGATCGAGTCCTCTTTCATCGCCACGAGGAAACAGCTCGACATTTGAGGATGATTTGTACCGGCATTGAACAGGGTTGGTGTTGCGTGCGTAAAGTACTTTTGAGACATCAAGTCGTACGTCTCCCGGACACGGGGATAGTCGTCGCCATGGATTCCCAGTGCCACGCGCATAAAAAGATACTGTGGGGTTTCACTCTCGTTGAGGTATCCCTTCTGGAGCGTCTTGACACCAAAATAACCAAAAAGATAGTCACGCGAGTGGTCGATCCATGAGTCAATCTCAAGTTTGAGACATTTCATGAAATGGTCAGATACAACCCCCTTGCCATGGAGAACCAGCATCGCATCCGAAAAACACTTGGGACTGTTCTTCTGGAGGTTACTGACGGTGATGCGCATGGCTAACGTTTCGTAATCCGGGTCTTCGGTAATCATACCGATCGCCACCTCAGCAGTGAGGTTATCAATTTCAGCAGTAGAAATTCCGTCATACATTCCGGTAAACACCTTCTGAGCCACCTTGTCAGGCTGAACATTCAGCTTTGTAAACTCTGGTTCGGAATTGAGTTTTGAAATTCGTCGGGTCACCTTGTCGAACAACATTTCCTCTTCCTGTCCATCACGCTTCACCACCTTCATGTGAAATAGGGTCCTGTTTTTTTTATCCGGTTATTACAATGGCCACACGTAACTGGCGCAATCCTCTCAGTGACGCCTTTTTTTCCGAGTTTAACCGACAGACAATTCACGAAGGAATTATTCGTGAAATTCAGAGGAAGACGGGGTATACTCTTGAGAAGCAGAATGATGCAGATCTCCAGGCCCTGATGAAGCGTGTCTATGTTAATTTGATGGCGGATCCATATGTGGATATCCGCGGTCAGGTGGAGCGTATGAACGAGGCGGTGATTGAGGAGGCGACTGGTACAATCAGCACGGGTATGCTACAGCAACTGATTTTCATGCGCGACATTTCAACCAATCCCGTCCCACTGCAGGCCCCTGTGAGCACGTCCACCTATGGCAACAAACTCGGCTCTCGCCCACCAATTGGATTTTAATCTTGAAAATTAATAGATGAAAGCCCTTGATGACATTCTCATCGGATTTCTAATATTTTTCGCACTTGAGCGTGTTATTCGTCTGATTGGTAATGCGCTTGTCGAACCATGGGCGCTTGCCAAGACGGGAAACAAAGACAAGGCGGAAAACTGGAAAATTTTTTCAGAGGTGGTGCTTTTGCTGTTCGCACTTGCACTCGTGTTTCGATACCAGAAGCAATTGCAAAAATTGAATACTGCTTAAAAGATAGAATAATTAACCATGTAAGAAGATGAATCAGTTTCGCGACGAAACGGCTCAATTGTGTAAACAGAAAGGTTGGGATAAGGCTCCCATAAGTATAGTATGGATGCTTCTCAATGAGGAAATGGGGGAGCTTGCGTCGAGTATTCGTCAGGCCCATCGGATTTACCGCAAGACGGGCCTGAAGAAGGACAAAGGGACGGATGTTGTGATGGAAATGGGTGACGTATTTAGTTATCTTTTTCAACTCGCACATATGATGGACATTGACATGGACCAGATGTGGGAGATGCACAGGGCAAAAGTTAGGACTAAAAATTATGTGAATGTTTAGTAATGGCGAGTGTTGCACATCTCGACGATCGCGTCCACTTGAACAAATTTGACATGTACACCTGGACGGATACTTTCGGTATCAATACCGACGGTTTCCCCAAGGACATCTATCTGGATGGGACGTACACGACTCAAATGGATGAGAGACCCACTCAGTACCCAACAATTATCGACGAAGAAGACGTGGATCATTTCAACCCACAGCGTCTGAACATGTCTGGTCCGATGTACGTCAAGGAGTGCAGTGTAAACCCAGCCCCTGAACGCATGTTTCCTGCCCGCAAGTTTGAGTATGACTCTGGCACGGTGACTTGGGACAGGCCGGGGCGCCCACGCGTAAGACGCGCAGACGATAATCAAAATCTTATTTTAATAATCATTATTGTCATTGCCCTGTTGTTTCTGTTCCGGTCGAAACTCAAGTTTCTAAAGCGTTAAATCTTCTGAATCTTAGGAGCAACTACCTTAACTAATTTAGATTCTAAATTAGAAATCAAAACTTGTTTACGAGCGCTCATCTCAGGACATGCATGAATCTCAAGTTGAATGCATCCACTACAAAACATCACACTGCACTCTTTGCATTTTAGCAGGCCTGGTTTCTTCCGGCACGTAGGACACTTGGTCATCTACTACTTGACATAGAGGATCTTCACGCTTTATCGGTTCCTCGCTGATAACTTCGCACGTAAATCCCACCTTACGCCCTTCGATGACCCTGTCCCAAAACGCCTTCATGACAGGAAGATAATGGGCAAACCAAGCACGATCACGTGGCATGTTGGTCACCACAAACTCCTCAGGCTTGTCACCTTCAGCTGGCCTGTACTGAATGAAATCACATTCGTCCAGATTGAGAATCTCCATCAAGAGCTGAATCTGTGCGACGTAGTGCTTGGGCACTTTGTTTTCAATCTTTCGCGTTAGTGGGCACTTGATTTCAATCAACTTACCACACTCTGTGATACCGTCCGGTGATCCACCGAGCCATGGATGTTCTGGATGCTGAACGAGGCCAATTTCGTGACTCTTCGTCTTGTATCGAGCGTCGTACAGGTCGCGGGCGATGGGTTCGAGAAGAGTTCCGCGCTCCGTAGCAGCGTTCCCTCCAAACTTTCGACCACCCACCTTTTTGACGTACAAACCGTCTGGGGTCTCGTATGGATTGCACCCAATCGCCGTTGCAGCGTCACTCGCTGTGAGCATCGTCCCCCGGAGGGCTAGCCATTCTTCGCTTCTCTGGTCGAAGTACGTCGACTTCAGGAGCTTTTCTACTCTTGGGTCCATTTACAGGAATCTCCTTACCCTTAAATCTAGCGTCCGTCTTAAGTACCATCTGAGCGGCGTTTTGCTCCGCCTCCTTTTTCGTAGTTGCAAATCCACACCCACAGTCGAGACCATCCACCACAACCTGAATACAAAACGTACCATTCGTGTGACTCACCACGTTGTACTCTGGCAGGGGCACTTTGAGCACCTGGCACCAACGCATCAACTGATCCTTGTAATTATCATCTTCAAGTGATGTTTTAAATTTAGAAAATACATCGAGTACGAAATTCTTCGCATGAACCATACCGAGGTCAAGATATATAGCCCCGACGAGCGCTTCAAAAACATCCTCCATGATGTTGTCATTCGTGACCCACCCGTTTCGCTCCCCTTTTTCATCCATCAAAACCAATTTGTCGAGTCCGAGAGACTTTGAAATTTCACAAAGTGTCTTGCCCCGAACCATTTTTGTACGCGCTTTGGTTAGAAATCCCTCCTGCTTCACTTCGTATAAATCAAACAAATGCTTTGTGATGATAAACCCCAATACAGAATCCCCCATAAATTCAAGAGTTTCGTACGACCCAGTCAGTCCTGAGTACCGTTTCAGGGCTGACTTGTGCGTAAAAGCTCGTCTGTACAATGCGATATTCTTAATTTTCGTTCCGACCAAACTATTGACGAGTGAAATGGACAAGTCAGGTGCAGGAACTAATTCCATACAATTACACTCACTTTAATTTTTAAGCCAATCACGCGCTTACAGCTGGCTTTGGCTTCTTGGCCACCTTGGGACGCTCCGTCTTCGGTGCCTCCTCGGTAGGCTCCGCCTTGCGCTTCTCCGCCTTGGGCTTCTCCTCCTTGGGCTCCTTGACAAAGTGAGGGTTGATGTACTTCTGGATGTTCAGGAAAGTAACCTGAATGTCCGGTGGTGGTTGCAGAAGAGCCTTCAGGGTGTCATCTAGTGAAATCAGCTGACCAGCCTTCAGACCGTGCTCCTCACAGTACTTGTTCACCTTCTTTGTCACCTCAGCACGAGAAATACGCTCATCGGCACCCAGCTTCAGAAAAGCACGGAGCTCAGGAGAAACCTGCAGAGGCTTCTTGAATCCGTTATTCTCAGAACGAGCCTTGGCCTTGTCACCAGTTGGATCCTCGATGTGCTGGCGGATGGCGTTCACCGCCTTGCGCAGAGCACGCTGCTCCTTGGCCAGAGCCTCGATCGCCTTGGAGATGGTGTCAAGAGTAGCTGCCATTGTACTTGTTAGAGTCTTCAGATCTTTAAGCCTATTATAAGCGCAAAAATGAGGATTGCTAAAATCGCCCATCCAAGGTTGTATAGTTTGTCACCGACTGTATTTGAAGGAGGTGGGACAGGTGCAAATGGTGCTTCCTTTCCGATAGTCCCTTCGTCACTCGTTGCCAAATTTTTGTTGAATCCAGGTGGAAGAGTTCCGCCAAATGTCTGACGAAATTCTATGTCCATTCTAGGAAGGTGACCCAATTTGGTTCCACAATTTGGTTGACAACACCCAGGATCACAAGGATAGACAAGACCGTTATCTCTTGACACGTAAGCACAGATTGGATTTGTGGGGTCCATGGGGTCAGCCAAACATTGACAACCTTTTATGACGTACTGTACACTGCAATCTCTAGGTGCGTTCATCTGATATTAAAGAAGAAATTAATGTACAGTATAGAATGGAGTACTCGAAGCCCCAGAAGCTTCCCGATGGTCGGTATTTCCTGAAGGTGACTGGTCAGCGCAAGCAGCTGAATGGCGTGACGCTGCAGGATGACCTCACAAACAAAAACCTGAATCTCAAGATTCAGGAGGATCAGAATGAGTTTTTCAAGAAGGTGGATGAGGAGATTCTTGCTCAGGCCGTGCAGTCCAAGGTGGATTGGTTTGGTAAGGAGCTCAGTGATGAGACGATTCAGAATGCGTATCAGGAGAGCCTCACGGATGGTCTTGTCGGTGCATCTCTCGCGACCGTCAAGGGTGAGTTTGTGACTCGGGCGTTTGATCGTCAGCGCAATCCCATCGACCTTGCGAATGTGAAGAAGGACACGGAGTGTGACGTGGTTCTCGAGCTGTCAGGACTGTGGTTTCTGAAAAAGTCTTTTGGCCCGATTTGGCGCGTGCTTCAGGTGCGCATCCGTGGTGCCCCCAAGGCACCCGAGTTTGCCAAGGAGTATCTGTTTGACGACGACCCGGCCGAGGACGATGACCCAGCGGACTATCTTGACTAAAAAATATTGTCGTTTAATATAAATGGACCGCAAGAATCTGATCATCCTGGTTTTGGCGGCACTGGTTCTTTTTCTCATTCTGTCCCCACGCGCCAGCGGCTTTGGTACTGGATCGTACCAGACCGGTGGTGTCCAGGGCTCTAACCTGGGTGCAGCTCCCATCGACACTCAGGGTTCCGCCGTTTCCCCGGATTACAACGCAGCTGATGCCGTCAGCTCGGCCAGCTTGATTCCCCGCGAGGTGGTGCAGACGGAGGATTTCGGCCAGTTCAGTCCAGAGAAGATTCTGACCAACCAGAATTACCTGGATCCCCGCAGCCAGATTGGTTACCCCGAGACGATCGGTGGCGTGCTCCGTAACGCCAACCGCGACTTCCGCAGCGAGCCCATCAACCCCCGCACCCCAGTGTCCATCTTCAACCTCAGCACCATCCCCCCAGACACCATGCGTCCCAAGTTCGAGATTGGTGCCGAGTATAATTAGAGATTAAAATTTCAACATAAATATTAATGGCTGATGAGCGCTTTAAACAGGCGATGACCGAGTGGGTCGGTATTAAAGCTCAGCTCGTAGCTGTTCGCAAAGATATCACCGTGCTGAATAAGCGCGAGAAGGAGCTTCGCGAATTTGTTACTTCCCAGATGAAGACTCTCGAGATTGACACTGTCAAAGTGAAAGACAAGGTTAAGGTGAATCTCAAGACGAAAAAGTCCAAGGGTGCCATCACCAAGGATGTGATTCTCAGGGGTCTCCGGGCGTATTTCTCAGGCGATGAGACTCGGGTCGAGGGTGCATTCAAGGCGATCCAGGACTCAGTCGAGGTGAAGGAAAAGAGTTCTGTAACCGTAAGTGGTCTTAAAGACTTGGGCTCTTCATAATGTAAGACAAAATGGGTATCAATGACGAGTACTCGCGTGATGCCTACAATTACGAGTTGGCATACGACTCTGATGATTCGGTCGATTCGCCCGACCCCCTTCATCCAGAAGATTGGCAGGATTGGTATTCTGAGCAGCTTCTGGATGCATGGTTGACGATTCGGGGTATGGCAGAGGAGGGTTACACGCAAGTGCGGACAGGATATCCTCAGTTTGTCGAGTTTGTGATGGATCCTACGGAGTTTTACACGACGGAAACGTCTCCTCGCGCGCTTGCCATGTGGAATGGGATCAAGAATATTCAAGTGATCCAGGAGAATGTGGGGCTTGAGAACTTTACTGCATGGGCAAATATTTATATCGGATAATTGTAAATGAAGATTGACATTACCGGTCAGAAGGTTCTGATCCCAGCCCTCTTGTTTGCTGTGCTCAGTCCCGGAATTTTGCTGTCCCTCCCATCCCTGAAGCTTGCGAGTGGTGAGACGAGCCTGATGTCGGTTCTGATTCACGCCGTCGTGCTCAGCCTGCTGTACTTTGTGATTGCCAAGTACGTGGTCAAGGTGACCCTGACCCAGGCTGACTTGGTTGTGCCAGCACTGTTGTTTGTGCTGCTGAGCCCAGGCATGCTGGTGACCATCCCACCAGGCAGCTTCCGTAGCGGCGTGACTGGCCCCCTGCCAGTTGCTGTGCACACCTTTGTGTTTGCCGTGCTGTTCGCCACTCTGCGCGCCACCTTCCCTCAGTACTACTAAACTACCTGCGTACGTATGCCTGAAAATGACTCATCCGGACATTAACCTCACGATTTGCTGAGGTTGCGTTGGCGCGAATATAAACACGTGGCCATTCGGGATGATTCTGTTCCATGGGATATCTAGCCATACGATTTGTACCGGTTACAATGATTATATTCCTCTTGTAAACATGTGAAGCTGCTTCAATTTCGTCATGTCCCGCCCAGCATTTGCCTTTCATCCTGTTGGCATATTCGTGACGGCTAGCGTACTTGTAAATTTTGCCGTTCAGATAAATGGTTCTAGCACGATTCGAGTTCCAATTTGACAAAATTTTGGCAACAGTCCTGTTACGCATTTCCTGAACGGTATCAGTTAACCCTGCTGCCAAACGCAAAGAGAGGTAGAAACAATCACCCCCTCCACCTGCGTTTTGCACCTTGTAGTTTGAGAAGTTGGCATTTGGGGACATGTTCACCTTGGACTTTGGCGCGTTCACCTTGGACTTTGGCGCGTTCACCATGGTCATGTACACACGTAACATAGATTTTATCAGTTTCATAATCCGATTATCACCAGATTTCATAAACACCGCTAGTAATTTCTGAATAAATCGCCGAAACCTTGCTTTGATCGTTCTACGTGCATTTTCGTTTGTTTTAGTAACGATCGATGCTTTAATCGCAGCGTTTAAATTTGCCGCCTCTTGCACGGCACGAGCAGCGGCAGCATTAGCCCTAACACGAGCAGCGGCAGCATTAGCCCTAACACGAGCAGCGGCAGCATTAGCCTCAGCGCGAGCGGTAGCCTGTGCGACTGCAAGACGAGCCCGAACGATCGCATTTTCTTTAGCAAACTTCTTAGCTTCTCGCCTGTTACGAATTTCCTGGATCCACTTGACGACCATTTACTATACCTTGAGTTTTTTTGTTCAATTTCAATTCAAAATGAAAAATAAATGAAGTACCTTGCCATAGGTCCAGGGGCTATGGGCTTCTTTGTGTTTATGGGGGCGCTCTACAAACTCCAGGAAACTGGAAAACTCGACGACCTCGAGGAGATTTCGGGATCAAGCGCTGGAAGTCTCCTCGGGTTCTTTTACCTTTTGACGAAACGTGACATTATCAAAACATTCGACTTTACACTCGATGCTCCGATCAAAAACATCATGAAACCTAGTATCAAGGCACTCTTCAAAGATTATGGTCTCGTCCCTGTTTCACGTGCTCGAAAACTTCTTTCAGAAGCCTGTCTCAAATTTACAGACAAAAATGACATCACTTTTGCAGAACTTTATGAACATGTACCAATCAAGCTTCACGTGGCGGCATTCTGTGTCGATCTTAAACGGACCGACTACTTTAGTCTAGACAAGACTCCTCATATGAGTGTTCTCGACGCAGTCTGTATGTCGATCGCCGTTCCCTTTTTGTTTTCTGCATCAAAATTCAATGACTGGCACTACGTCGATGGTGGTGCAGCTGAAGCACTCCCGTGTGCCCCTTTCATAGGGTACCCCCCTGAAGATATTCTCGCAATCCAACTCGAATTTTCAGTCAAAAAGAAGGACATAAAGGACCTGAAGGCGTATGGTCTCGAAGTAATGTACGCCATCCTCCACATGCGATCTACATATGATGTTCCAATTTTGAATGTAAATTTAGGAGACACGGACATGTTCGATTTTGGTATGGAAAGTGAATCTAAAATTCGAATGTTCATGACAGGTCAAAAATTTTCTTTTCCAATTTCAAAATAAAATGCGTTCCATTCTGGTATCCGGATATACCCAGCACCGCCCTCGCAAGGTGATTACTGTTCATCGCGACGGTAAGACATATCGGTACGTGCGTAAAGCAGGGACGACTCGTGTCAAGCCTCGTCATGCACCAGATGTGGGGGCGCTCGGTAAGGGCCCCAAGCTGATTGGCAAGCTCAAGGGTGGTATGCTCACCAAGTATGGGTATCACCCAGTCGAGTCGATGACCGCCCGTCGGCGCGCACTGACCAAGGCGATCAATGTGGGTCGTGAGAAGGTCCTGGCTGTGTTTCACCGCCTGCACGCCATTGGCACGCTGACCAAGCGGACGCTGCCAACTGCATCACGGACGTACCGCCGAGATCGTGATTGGGTTCGTGACACTTTTTTCAAGAAGCGTTAATAGTTAAAAAGGTACAGGTATAATTTCAGTATATGGCTGACACGGTTCGTGAAATTACGCAAAGTGTATGGTCTGCACTTGGACCTGGTTACTCTGAAAGCGTCTATCACAATGCCATGGAGGTGGCTCTGCGCAAGAGACAGATTCCATACGAGACGGAGCGAATCATTCCGGTTAGCTATGATGGTCATAACGTAGGAAACGTACGTGCAGATATCATCATAGATAACAAGATTGTGATTGAGATCAAGTCTGTCTCACGAATGACTGAACAATTCCGAACTCAAATTCAAAAATATATGGAGCTGACGGGGTGTAAGCAGGGATATCTGGTCAACTTTCCGACATCCGACTCGGTAGTCCAGATTGAGTACATTAATTAAACTCCAAGTCAGGGAACTGAAGGTTCCCGTCTTCACACAGTCTTAAGAAACTCCCATTGTAATTCTTCACAAATCTTCTTCCAAATTTCATCTTGGGCGTACAATTTCTCTTTCGATTTGAGTAGAGGAAAGCAAGGTAGATAGTCGTCCTCACCAAGGAGTTCGCAGAACTTGTACAAGACGTATGCATACGACAGGAAATTTTTGCGATTCGCCGGTTTGTGTTTCTCGAATGGCTTTTGGATGTGATGGAACATGAGTCTAAGCCGATCTTCAAGCGCTTGCGGCATCGTCGGGGGCTGGATCCCGTTGAGAATTGTCGTGATGTAAGGAACGTGCTCATAGTACTTTGATTTGTCGAGCTTCTTGAGGAGGGTCTTCACCTTTTCATGTGTAATTTCTGACAAGTCCTTGAGTTTTTGTTTCTTAAATTCGTTGCGCAAAAGAGCAATCACTTCGTCGGGAACATTCGTGGATTCTTTCGCCTGGAATTGAGATACCCATTCGTTAAAATGGTTCTCACGTTTGTACGAGTACACCACGTTCTTTTCCATCTCTTGTTCCTCCTTAAAGCCCACCTCTTCACATAGGTAGTATTCTGCGTATCCACACTGTGTGCACACGCGGTCGCTTTGAATTTCGTCCAAAACCCACGAATATTCAGCACCGCATTGAGTGCATGGTTTACAATTTATGTCAACCGGACGCGCAATATCCGTGTGTTCATTCTCAACCTCTACGAGGTATTTTTTGTAAATGTCATTTCGCTGAACACCCTTGCGTGAAGCAACTTTTATACCGAGGACGTGTTTTGTCTGAATCTCGGGTTCTGACACAGACTCTTGTGCATAGTCTCGAATTACATGGACACAATCAAGAAGGTAGTTACACAGCTCGGCTTCCGTCTTACACTCTTTAATACGAGCGTTGTACCTAGCTTCCATACCATATGTTAATATCGCCAATTCTTTTTATTTATCATCAATCTTAGGTGCCAGGTAAAACTTCAAGTCTCCCAAATTTGCAATTGTATATCTGAAGATGACCGGCATTTCGCTCGACGTCGAGTCTTGGAGAATCTGAACACTCGAGCACATTCCCGTCGCCTTTGTATACATGTTGATGTACTTGAGACTGAATACATTGCCAGTCCGTGAGACGGTTTCGGGGTACTCGATCCGGGTCATTTGATCTGCAAAATCACCCTTGCAGCTCAGTTCAAGGATGTTTCCTTCGCGGATTATGGTCATTTCATTTGATAGGTTCCCCATGTCACGTGCAATCTTCTGAAAGTCAATAGATGGCATGGTGGTGACGATATCCATATGAATATCGGGCACCTCGAGAATATCATCGTTAATGTCCAGTAGTTTTAGTTTGAAATTCGTTGCAGATTTCTTCGATGAATTTTCTATGTGAATTTCCATAACGTCACGGCCTTCGATATCAATGGTGAGCGTGTCCTGACTAGAAACCGACTTGAGCAGTTTGTACATGTTGGCCATATTGAGACCAGCAATTACATCCGTCTCACAATCATACTCTTCAAAGTTTTCAGCGGCAAGATTCATATGGACCAGTGTAACATGGGCCGTGTCAATCGTCAAAATGCGCATCCCTTCCGATGTAAAATATACATTCACGTCGTTAATGATATCCTTCAAAACTTCAAATATAGCTTTAAAAGCCGACGCTTGAATCGTCTTGAGATGCATTCTATATTTCAATATGAGTTATACTTTAAGTGTTTAACCAGCTGATCTCTGTTGATAGGCAGTTGATGGATTTTGATTGATTTTTGCCTCGAGTTCAGGAGTCAAATGAGGTTGGAGCTGTGACCCGTATTTTTCCAGGTCAAATACAGAATCGTTTGTGTCTGTGCCATCGAGGTTATAGGCAAAGTCAACTGCGTCGTACGAGTCAAACTCACAGGGCACCATCGATTCCATCCAGGCGCGAACTTCAGAGCCAACCATCATCTTCCCTTCATTTGTTACAAGAGTCGGAACGCGTTTGATTTTCTCATGCGGTACACCCTGTGTCGTAATGTTCCAGAAACGTATGATAGGCTGGAGACCTGGCTCTGATTGTACATACTTGAGTACATCTTGACAGTAATGACATCTGTCTGAAAACACAAGAAGTGCCATTCCTATTTTACAGAGGGCAAAGTTTTCACCGATTCTTTTCGCGTACCAGTCCGAAGGACTGTTCTTAGCGGAGCTATTACCATTACAGGAACAGTCCTTCGGACTGATGGTATTTTCTTTTCGCGGACTACAGTATATGGAGACGTGGATTTGGGTTCTCCTGATCCTGGTCCTTTTTGCATTCTTTTTCTGGAAGCCAACTGCCACGTTCGACATGACAGCTGATCAGAAGCAGGGCATTTCACCTGATATTATTCAGGTGATTATTGAGGCAATCCAGAAGGAGCATCCTGACGAGGTCCCCCTTGAGACCCTGTTCATTAACAAGGTTGGAAATGATAACTACTCGGCACGTTTCATGTTCTTGAATACTCAGGGCTACTTTGGTACTCAGTATGATGTCCAGGCTAGAGTGACATCAGAGGGATCAGTCGCCATCACGAACATGAGCACGAGTGCAGAGGTGGACAAGTATGACGCCGGATTTACTCCGTACAAATCAGACACGTACGGTGACTACTCCGACATTTCCAAAACTCTGAATTCACGAATGCAGTCCGAACTGACCAATTATCGCCAAAATTATGAAAAGGACCAAAAGGCTCGTGACTTGATGCTTAGTACCGAGACTATGGCATCCAAATACAATCAGAATATACAAAACAATTCGGCAATGGCCAAGTTCATGGCTACAACCAGTGACAATTCATACTCTCCACAGCCGGGATCCACCGTTCCAGGACCATCTCCTGCTCGTTCTGGACAGCTGATTGCGTCTGGTGCGTCCGTTTTTAATTCAATGTAAAATCAGATGATATCCGTTCAGGACCTCGCCAAGATGGAAAAGGTTCGGCAGAATATCAAAAAGGAAATTTACAAAAGCATCATGAGCCAATTTTCACGGAAAATCAAGGCTCGTTTTGATCTTGGCGACAAGTCGACAGTATTGACTGTCCCTCCATTTGTCGTCGGGTATCCAAAATACGATTTACCAACTGCAGTGCGATATATGGGACGTCAACTCACGCGTCTGGGCTACAAAGTGACGATGGTTTCTCCGACGAGTTACGAGGTGTCGTGGGACAAGGTGAAACCAGTCGAAGAAGAGGAGACTGTTCAACCCGATTTTGAATTTCCCAGTCTAATGAACCTTAAAAAGACAGCGGACAGATATAAGAAATAATTTGGCCCCAGCAGTCCTTCGGACTGCTGTTTACTGCGAAGCTTAAAAGGATGAGGATTGTGTACTGTATGGCTTCGCCGGATGAACCTTCGGTTCGACTCGACTGTAACGACGAGATTATCAGGCTCATCAAAGACCGAATGGACAAGGGACGTAAGCAATATGGTCACGGTCTTCTCCAGAATGCGGGCTACGATTGGCTCCAAGAGGCTCTGGAGGAGGCCCTTGATCTTTCAGTATATCTTTCCGCGAAATTGATCGAATTGAAAAATCTAACTAGTAGTAATGGAGGTTCTGGAAGGGTCGGAGCGCCGCTTCACGAAGAAACTATGTGACTCAATGATTCCATCAATGATTGAGACGTATTGGGAAATCTGGCTCGAAGCCAAGAAGGAGTCCAAGGGTAAAAACATGACTCTTGTATTCCAGGAGCTTCTCAAGGGTATCAAGGTGTGGAATAGCTCAATCAGCCTCAAACACGCAGATAAAATTAAAAACTCTCACCCCTTGTTCCAGAATTTTCTGGCTGCCGTCTTTATTTGCCACGTCAAGATTCTGATGAATGGCATTCGGATGGACAAGAAACCCAAAAAGGTGGGACTTAAGCTTCCAGCCCATGATGTCTTTGTCCAGCGCTGTTACGAGGCGTGTGGTGAGGATCTGTACTACCGCCCAACCATCATCACCGACCCTGCAAAGACGGACGAGGAACGCAAGAGTGAACTTACTGCCAGATTTACGTGTAAAATTCAAAATGTGATTGAAGAGCTCATTCCATGGGACGCCATCGTAGGTGACCTCAAGAATGAGTCGGCTGATTTTGACGAAAATGAGGCTGAAGCCGAAGGTGAAGGTGAAGGCGAGGAACCCGCCGCTGAACCAATGGAAGAGCCGGACAACTCCGAGCCACCTCAAGACACTGGAAATCTGGAGGATATTGCAAACGATTCGAATACCGGTCCATCGGAGACGTCGACGAATCCCGTCGCAGAAAGCCCGGGTGGATCCCAGACGTTTGCAGTGACACCTTCACTGAAGCCACCAACTGTCACGAAGCTCAACGAGAATGGGGAATCATTGTTCGATGACGCAAGAGAAAAATAAAGCCACGGCGAAATAGCGTCACAAATTTCTGAAATTACTAATAATGGACAAGTATTTCCGTGAACCTCTCAGTGCAGCAGTAATTGCAGGAGGGATTACAGCTGCTTACGTCTACATGAAGAACCGAATGAACGGGGAGGGGAAGCTCAAAAATTCGGACATGATGAAACCCGCTTTTTTGGTTGGACTTCTAGTGTATTTCATTATTTCACAGGGAATTGGTCAGGGGGATGCAGTCTCAAAGGACCCTTACTGAGTTAAAGACAAAAATCATATAAATTCTAATGTCTGCCACTGCATTTAACAATATGCTCGGCAACTTTTTTGATGACCTTCTGTCGGAGTTTCCAGATAACAAGGTCATCAAGGAGGCGAGTGAAAAGCCCAGGACGCGCCTGATGATGGATCGGTTCATGAAGTATACGGGTTCACGGGTGCACTTTTTGTCTGCACGCAATTCCGCCTTTTTTTCCGAGAAGAACAAGTTTATGAACGAGATTGGTCTGTGTGATCTCTGGAAGACCGAGCTTTCTCAGCGTACCCGTGATGCCATCTGGGGTCACATTCAGAATCTGCATATGATTGGCACGTCGATTGCTATGCTGCCACCTCAAATGCTAGCAATGGTAGAGTCGACGGCAGACAAGTACGCCAAGGAGGCGATGGGCGATGGTGGTGAGATGTCAGAGGCGAAGCTGATGTCGAGTATTCAGAAGATGATGGGAGACCTGATGAAGAACATGGGCGGGCCTTCTGCACCTGCTCTTGACTGAAGTGTTTTTTTCCCAGTCCATAATAATATGGATCCAAATGAGATTTTCCGCGCGGACCAGTTGCTGAATTTTTGGCCAACGGGGACACAGTCTGCAAAAGAGAGAACTGCCGCTACAGTACGTTTCATTCTTTACGCAAGTGTCATTGTATATCTCATTAACCGCGACGTCCGCGTTTTCGCCCTTGCTGGTCTCGTCCTTGCGATCCTGTACTATTTGTACACGTCAAATCTGATGAGTGATGGTAAGATTCGTGCTACTCTTGGGAATGGACGTGTTGCAGGTCCCATTCGTGACAATGTCACTATGCCTACGCTCGACAATCCCATGGGGAACATCCTAATGACTGATTACACTGATCAGCCAGATCGTCCATCCGCAGCGTGGTACCCAAGCGTGCGTACAGAGGTTCAGAACGAGTGGAGCAAGATTCACCCATTCGAGCGCAAGCGTGATGCTGAACGCAATTTTTATACCATGCCAGTGACTACGATTCCAAACGATCAAACCGGATTTGCTCAGGCGTCTTTCGGTAAGCCATTCAGTCCATTCTGCAAAGACCAGGGCGGCATGGCGTGTGACATTGACAGCGATCGTTTCCATTTCCCCGAGCAGACACAGATGCGTGCAGGAAATGGTGGTGGCTACGGAAGATAATTAATTCCTTGGTAAATAGAAAGAATGCCTCAGGAGTATTATTCAACGAAGGATGCTCTCCTTCAGCCCGGTGTGTGGCAAGGGCCCGCGACCATCACGATGGTTGACATTGCCGATGCCGAGACTCGTCTTCGCCCAGTTGACACGCTGTCGTGGAAGAATGGCTGGTCCGAGACTTCCTACGATTTTCCTAACAGCTACGTGAATCTCCCACTGCGGGTCGTTGGATTTGATCCAATCAGCACGTACGCAATTGATCAAAATAATCGGTTTGTTCAGCGATATGTTCAGAAATAAAAAACTAGTCCATTATTAATATGGACCCACTTGCACTCGCTGCAGTAGTAGGTTTGGTGTTTGCCGGAAAGCGTCTGAGTGAAGACTCGGACGAGGTGCCGACAACCACGGAATCCAGAAAACCCGCCCCACCCGTCATTACTAGACGTGACACTGACCTGATGACGTATCCGAATGAACATTGGGCGGACTATCAGGATGTCAAAATTATGACCCCTGAGCTCGGTCGCCGCGTAGGTGATTGGCGTCTTCAGCCCAAGAATGAGATTGCATCCCTGCAAGATGTACACCCCGATACCAAAGCTTCTCCATGGGGGCAGCCGGTGTATGATCTGTACGGTCGTCAGAACATCACGAACAAGATGAACAATTTCCCACCAGTTGAGCGTGTCAACGTTGGTCCAGGCTTGGGTGTTGGCCCGGACGTGGCTGCCACTGGTGGTTTCCAGCAGTTTTTCCGTGCTCTTCCAAACAATATCAACGAGGAGCGTCTTACAACTTTGGAGGGCCGCACCGGTCCAAGCAATCCAGTTGTCAAAAACGGTGGCGCTGGCGGTATCGGTGCAATCACTCATCAAGCCAAGGCGTCCAAGGCGTGGAATCGTCCACCTTCCAAGAATAACGGTCAGCAAGCACAGGGAGGTGGCATGCGCGGCATGGAGGGTCGTCCCGATCAGATCAAAACGCGTCGTACAACGATCCGTCAACAGACTGGTTACCGCGGTGACACGCTCGAGTACGGTATTGCTCATTACAACGTGAAGCAGCCGTATGACGGCTCACTCACCGACAAGTCTCTTCCACACCTATCGAATAATCGCTCCAACCCCGATCGTGCAGGAAATGCCGGACGTATGAATGTCCGCGACGATCCTCTGAATGCAGGTGGCGTTTTGACTAATCTTCGCCCAGAGTCGATTGCATTCCCCGTGGCTCATCCATCGGCCGGACGATTCCAGAATTACATTACTCCTGAGTTTGAAAAGTTTAACGAGAAGAAAACAGATACGGGCGCGAATCCATGGGCTAAAACTCTGGATATCGCCATCAAGCAGCTCGAGAAGAATTCGTTTGTACAGGAGCCTTTGTCAGCCCAGTGAAATGACTCGCGTCGCAAGTCAGAAAAAAACCTAGGTTAATATTATAAAATGAGCGGTGGCATTGTTCAGCTCGTCGCAACGGGTGCCCAGGACGCTTGGCTGTCTGGTAAGCCCGAGGTTTCCTTTTTCCGTTCCAACTACAAGCGGTACACGCACTATGCTCACTCGGTCGAGCGTCAGGTGATTCAGGGTACGCCACAGGCTGGTGGCATTTCCCTGGTTCGCTTTGAGAAGAAGGGTGATCTTCTGAGCTACGTGTACTTTACCGCTCGTGATTCGAACAATTCGACCGTCTCTGGTCTGGACTGGTCCAAGGTGATTGACAAGGTGGAGCTACTGATCGGCGGACAGGTGATTGACACCCAGGATTTCCAGTGGATGACGGACGTCGAGCCAGTGGTGGGTGCTCAGAACTTTTCACAGCGCTACCTGAACTTCAACATGAGTGGTGTGACCAATCAGAAGAATTCCTTCTTCCCACTGAAGTTTTTCTTCTGCAAGGATTACTTCTTGGCCCTGCCTCTCGTAGCGATCCAGTTCCACGACGTTGAACTGCGCATCACCTGGTCAAGCCAGCTGGGTTCTACTCTGACCTTTGGCCCAACGACCAATCCAAGCCTGTCTACCCTGCCACAGGCAACTCTGAATGTGGCGTCGGCAGTCGTGACGGCAGTCGCCTCGAACACCGCATTCATCTCATACAACTCAGTAAACGGTCCACTGTTCACTGGGTCCCTGCTGACTAACTCAATTGCACCCGATGCCAATACTCTGGCAATCGTGAAGCAGGTGGGTAACGTGTCCAGTGCATCAAATGTGATCGTCTCCTTCTCCAACACGGACACCATCTCCAACGTCCTGCCAGCTGCCAATTCGACTCTGAACGTTTTCGCTCCAGTCTCGACTGCTCTGGTAGTGGCCAACACGATCGTCACCACCTCCTCCATTTCGGCAACTCTGACGATCAACTCGGTCAACTCTCCAGTGGCTGGTGCCGGTATTCAGCCTGGTCAGTACGTGGCTGGTCTGCCACTGACTGGTCCCGTGGTTGTGAGCTCCTCCAACGCAACGACCGTGACTGTCACCTTCGCTGAACAGGCTACCGTCCCTCCGACCGCCTCGATCGTGGGTACTCAGCTGGGCTTCTTCACCGGCACGGCCACCACCACCACCACCTACTCAAGCCTCGTGTTCGCCTGCTGGGCCAATTTCATCTACCTGGACCAGTCTGAGCGCAAGTTTTTCGCTGACAACTCGCACGACATGCTGATCCACCAGGTGCAGCGCGTGCCAATGAGCAGCAACCCAGTGCAGGAGCTCGCACTGGCTCACCCAGTCAAGTTTATCGCCTTCCAGTCTCAGCGGTACGACAATGTGATCCAGAACGGCAACAACTCCCAGGCAGCTTCAAGCTACATGCTCAAGACCCAGATCAACGGCGTTGATGTCGGTGAGTTCCGCCACCTGCCCGCGTGGGTCGATGCTCCTCAGTACTACAACACCCCCTTCGGCTACGTGCACAACAACCTGCAGGCCAACGTGGCAATCATCAGCTACTGCCTGGACACCTCCAAGAACCAGCCAACCGGCACGATCAACTTCTCCCGTCTCGACACGTACCGCATCGTCACCCCAGTGACACTGAATGACCCCGCCACTGGCCGCACCGGCCCTCTGGCGCTGGCCAGCCCTCTGATCACCAACCCTTACATGTACGCAGTCAACTACAACGTGCTCCGGATCCAGAACGGTCTGGGCTCGCTCCTGTACGCCAACTAAAGTCCCCACTAAAATTAAATGCCACTATGGTTTTGGCTCATAATTGCATGTATCGTATTTCTTATAACGTATGACAAGCGCAGCGGAAAACTCCAGGAATTTTTTGGCCCAGAGATAGTAGTTGAGAGTCGAAATGGCGACTCGGGAAAGACACAAAGCAGTAGCAATACCAATGAGCCAAATTGAAGGAGTTCCGCATTTCCTCGTGGTCCACGACCGCAGATATAAGGAATGGACGTTTGTTACCGGCGGATGCCGGCGTCGAGAAATCTACAACCCACTTCGTTGTGCGGTTCGAGAACTCGAAGAAGAAACACGCGGAACGATCAACTTGAAGAGAGGCTCGTACGCCTACTTCAAGTTTTCGACGAATACCCCCGAACCTAGAGATCTCGAAGACGGAGTTGATGTGGTGAATCACTACCACGTCTACGTCTTCGATCTCCCCATGACCCCTCTCGAACATAAACATATCGTCAGGAGGTTCACTGAAGAAAAGGATAAAATGGAAGGTCACGTCGTCCCGTTTCGTAAAAACTATGATGAAAATGACGCCTGTGAATTTGATACACTCGACGGCATTTCAAAAAGAGATAACCTCTGGCCAATGATTCGAACACACGTCATTTGCAACCCCGACTTTGTCCACGCAATTCGAAACAGAAACAAAACTCCGTTTAATCTCAGAATTTAAATTCGAAATATTTTGTAGATGACGCCTAGTAAAATCTGGTATGCTCAGAAGCTTGCAACTCTCAGGAACGATGGTTCAAAACCAGAGGAACTTGCTGAACAGATGACCATTCGCAGATTGTGTTATGAAATTGAAAAGATTGAAGAACAGCAAGCCGAGGCTGAGGCTGTGGAGGAGGCAAAAGTCGAGGAGGTTCTTGCTAATCAGGAAAAAGTCAAGCCAAAGAGTTTTTGGGCCCGTCTTGCTCTTGATTCCTCTTCAGATGAGGAGTAACTAAAGATTTTGTCAACTAAATAAACAATGGACTTATGGTCCGTACCAAAAGCACCAGGGACCCATACATTGATGAATGGAGGGATCCTGTTTGTCCCGGATGAGGACATGCCTGCGTTTTTCCAATTGTATGTTGAGCAATTGAAAAATAGCAAGTTGTACGTTGTCGAACAAAAGACGAATATATTTAGGTTCTTCGTGGATCTGGATTACAAGTCGGTCGAGAAGCTCAGAGATGATGCGCTTCTAGCTATATGTGAGGTCATTCATGATGCAATTGGAAAACCCGGGAGGTGTTGCATCGCGCGTGCACAGCCTCGGCCAGTCAAAGATCCGAGTGGAGTCCACGCCACACTGATCAAGTCTGGTGTTCATATTCACTGGCCCGACTTTAAGGTTTCGAAGCAGGAGGCGATTTCTGCGCGGTCAAAGATACTTTTAGCACTTCCGGATGTGCAAGAAGTGGATTGGGCACAGGTGATTGACTCGAGTGTCTATGGCGGATCTGGACTCAGAATGTTGTGGTCACACAAAAAGCCATCAGGTGACCCATACATTCCATGGCGAGAACTTGAGAGTGGACGTGAATTTTCAAAGACGCCGAGTGTAGAGACATTGGAGCTGTTTTCGATTCGGTGTTCTTCGAGTGAACGCAAAACGGAACTCGACCCAGACGATTCACCAGCAGCTGAACCGATAGAAGAGTTTATTCAGCGTTATCTTCCTGGACAGCGTCGTACACAGGTGAAGAAGATTCAGCGTTTCGAGGAGGGTGTGGATGCTTGGTACGTTCAAACTGATTCAAAGTACTGTGAACGGATCAAGGATGAGCACAAATCGAATCATGTATGGTTCTTGCTGAGCAAGGGGCGACTGAGTCAGCGGTGTTTCAATGAGGAGTGCAAGGATCACGACTTTTCTGAACATATTCTTCCTCCGAGTATAGTAGATGAGATCGTTACTGTTGGTAGCCCTCCTAGCTGTGACATTATGGCTTGTTTCGCCGAAAGGTCTAAGGGGTCAGTTCCTAAAGTACGAACAGGCGGTGCATCCATATTCTGGTCTCGACCCAGTGAGTTGGCAACGCTTCCTAAATAATATGACGCTTTTTGAATCAAAATTAGAAAGTGACATCGACTTATCGTCCCAGGCTCTTTACACCGCGGTTGAAAATGTTCGCGACATCAGTCTTGGAATTCGTCTCGCAGATGACACGGAACATCAAGAGAAACTAAATGACATTGCCAGTGCACTTGCGTACGAAGGCGAATTTGAGCTAAATAAGGTTGCTCTTGCAAAGGGTCTTTATTTCTTCCCAAAGTACTTAAACGAGACGATTCAAGATTATCCAGAGGATGGAGCCAGTCGAGCATTCGTCCCAGCCATCGTCAGATCCCACGGACAGTAACGTGCCGGTACCTGAGGTGCGTACACGGAGCGGTCGTGTATCTAAGCCTCCTGTTCGCTACGAGCCCATTGAACAGGTTGAAGATGATTATTCTGAAGATGATTATGACACAGACGAAGATGACATTTCCGATATTTCGGATTCGGATGATGAGGAGGATTACGACGACGAAGACGACGCAGATGAAGATGGAAATTTGGACGGGTTCGTAGTGCCAGATAAAAGCGAGAGTGATGAAGAAGATAATGGACGATCGATCCCCCCCACCGTTCCTGTCGTCAAAAAGCGACGCACATGAACCAAATGAGTGGCCTGCTCGTCAGACACCAGAGCCTACATTCCGCCCAATGCTTCAACAAGACCGTGAGGAAAGTCCAATTGACAAGCTGAAGGGAAATCCGCTTGTCATGGGAATGTTAATCGGTGTCGTCATCGGTATCATTTTGTCAAATATGCGCCCGGTCATTATCAATCCCGTGAAATAAATACAGACCAAGTTACACCATGTGGTGTATTTAAATTGACAGTATTCAGAAACGCGTTAACACTTACTTGATTCATGTTTGTCTGTGTAAGATGTCTTGGTTTTTTAATTTGTCTACGAGTCGAATGATTAAACCAGTATGTAGTTTTTGCCGCATTATTTAATTGGGCACTCCAAACGTACCTCTTTCTAGGCAGAGGTACAGGCATTATACTATCTGTACCGATTTTAATTTACGTAATCACATAAGCAACAACACGTCCAGATTTTGAATCATTTCCTGTAAATGTCCCAATTGGCCCCGTGCGTCCCTTGGAAAGATCCTCTTGTAAAAATCCCACCCATGGATTCTCACGGACCTGGGTTTGTGGTTCCATGTCCCTGAATACCTCAAACTGATTGTCAAATGCCTGTACGGGTTGAGATATTTTGGCGGGGGGACACAACTTATCGATACGCTTGTACGCAACCCACAAAAGACCAAGTACTATAAGGATTCCCAAAAGGGCGAATATCATTAATTTACACATAGAATTTTAATTACTCCTTCGCCTCAGTCTCGTCCTCCTCCTTCAGACTGTCGAGCATCTTCTGGCACTCGACGTCATTCTCGGCACGACGCTGCTCAATCACCTCATTCACCTTGGCGTCAGCCATCTTCACGAGCTCCTCGATTGGCTTGTCAGGAAACTCCTTCTTCAGGTCCTCAAGAACCTCAGCGGGGTGAGGAATTGGTGGTACGTCTGGCTTGGTGTAGTACTTGGAATTCTCGTCCGCCGGATCGATGTAAGGAAACTCACCGGCAACCGGCTTGGCCGTCATGTCACGCTTGCGCTTCTCAAACATAACCGCCGCCGCCGCCTGATTCTCGCGGTACTTGGTCATAATCTCCTCAAGCTTCTCATTTTGGTAATGAACGTCCTGGATCTGATCACGCTGTGGAGGAATAAGAAGCCACTTGTACATGTCTACGACGTAAATATCAACCAGTGCATCCTCCTTCTGAAGACGCTTGGCATGACTCGCCGCCTCGTCGCGAGTTGCAAAGCAACCACGAATCTTCATGCCAAGCTGCTCATTCTTCTGAGGCTGGTCGGGGCCGACGAAAGAGATGCAGGCAAACAGCTGTCCTGGAACCGTCAGAAAATCCTGCTCGAGAGAACCCATCTACTAGATCTGGACCGAAAATCTTTATCTGTAAACGACCTAAAGGAATTGTTACCTAAAATCTAAACAAAAAAATGGATTCTATCCGTAAGCTCCACAATTCGTGTAAACGCAAACTCATAACACAATGGGTAAGACCAGGAGCCCTCGTACTTGACTGTGGATGTGGGCGGGGTGGTGACATTCACAAATGGAAATTGGTTCGAGATATCAAGGTGATTGGTGTGGATCCCGACGAAGAGTCCCTTGCTGAGGCTCAGAATAGAGCAGTAGAGGCTATGTTTGGAATGTGGTTTTTGCCACCAGGTGACATCACAACCGCAGTGTCATGGGCACCGTACGACGTCATATGCTACAACTTTTCACTCCACTACATATTCGAAGACATGGACACGTACAGCAAGTCTATGTGGGCCATCACCCAGTCTGTCAAGTCGGGGGGTTTAGTTATTGGCATCACACCGGACAAGAATAGAATCCTTCCACTCTTGAATTCAGAATCAAAATTTGAAGATGGATTGGGAAACAAAATTGAACTCAAAAAAGACAGACTCTTGGTCAACCTGGTAGGAGGACCATTTTATGCAGATGGTGGTCGTGAGGAACCACTTCTCGACTCTGACATGTTCATTCAGTCTATGATCCATTCTGGGTTTAGAATGATCAAGTGGGGGCCAATGATTCCACACCCGAATGGACTCATATCAGACATTTACTCCCAATTTGTTTTTGTAAAGCAGTAGTAGATGAGTGGCTTGTTAGTCCTCGGTATCCTCACTGCAATCGCGGCTGATATCGTCTCTTTGACGAAAGATCCACCCATGCTCGCAGAAATTAAGCGTAGGTACAAAATCATCAGAGAGTCTCTTCCAGCAGAAGATCGTTGGAAGCTCATCTGTAAACGCCCGTCAATCATCACAGGCACTTCACCTGGTATGAACGCGACAATAGGACTCAACGTGAACAAGGGATATGAAATCTACATCTGTCTGGAAGGAGACGATGTAGAGTCCGCAATGTACGTTTTTTTACACGAGCTTGCACATCTCACAGTCAGTGAGTATGATCACTCGCAAAAATTTTGGGACAATTTCAGAGATTTACGGCAAATTTGTGCACAAATTGGAGTGTACAAAGCGGTGACTGACAAAAAGTACTGTGGAGAGACAGTCGGTGAAAAGGCTAAAGTACCTACTGTTTATCAATAAACTGACGTGCAAAGTAAAACACAATTGCAGCCACCAGTGCAGTCACCACCATACCGGTCGCTGACATGTCACCCGCCTCGTTCAGAAATTTAGGAACCATCGTTGACAGTTTCCCCTGAACTGGCTTGGAAAATGCCACCACGGCAGCCACACCTGCAAGTGCGGCCAAAAACTGCTCATCTGTCAGGCCAAAAGGATTCTTGCTCTTCTTACCCGATGATGTATCCGATTTGGGGGTTCTCTTATTGCCAGTTGTCATCTGAGGAGGACCCATCACCTCATCCTGCATCATCTGGCCTGGACCAGCCATAACTTCTTCAATTGGAGAGGAAAAGTCTGCCATTTGAGATGAGTCAACTTTATTTTCAGGCTCGTTTCGAAGCAGTCCAGTCGGAATTGATCCTTTCTTCTCCTCTGGAATTTCCTTAATCATATCAAGACCCGCATTTGGATCGTAACTTTGCATTCTAGTTCAGTCTGAGGTTTTTATCGTGTCTTTTTTACAACAACAGTCGGTGCACCTCTTCCCCGCGGAACAGTACCAGGGGTGACATTTGACTGATACCGTGGATTGTAATGCCGTTGATGATACTGCCAGAATGATGCATTTCCCACCCTGAAATTTTTGCGTATTGGTGCTTTGTACCAAAACACCATGTCCTGGATCCGATTTGTCTTGCATGTCGTGTCAAGCACAAGACACTCGTAATTTTCTGTACAAGCATCCATCACCTGACAAAACACATCAAAACTCGGGAACATTCCAAAGAAGCACTTGTACAAGTTTTCACGATTCTGTTTGACATTGTCACGCAGGACAAACACATAGTCTGTGTTTGAACGAATCATAGGGGTCATGTCCATGACGTACTGGGTTGTCATCATGAAAAAGATGTTCCAGTGGCGCCCATTCATAAACAAACTGCGCATGACCGTGTCACGCATAAATGCCCGATCGTACATACAGTCATCCATCAAGATGAAGACTGGTGGAAGACGCTCCTTCCCAACACGTGCTGCAATTTTGCGCTGACGCTCCATAATCTTTTCAATCGCTTCGCGATTGTAATCACCGTACACAAACAGGTCCGGAATAAATTGTTTGTAATGCCCGTTACCATCTTCTGTACCAGACATTGCAATCCCGGCTGGAATATTTCGCTTGTGCCACAAAATGTCAGTCACGAGTGTCGACTTACCAGTACCACGTTTACCAATAAATACGCAGACCCGGTCATCCCTCATTTTACTCGGGTCAAACCGTTTGAGCTGTATACTCATCTATTATTCTACATTCAAATTTGAAACTAAGATTGAGCGCAAGGCACTTAAATAAGATCTCCGTCTTTAATAGAATGTCCGCTGGGTATATCCAGCTGGCTGCTTTAGGGCAACAAGACGCCTATCTCTCAGGCAAGCCGAATTTGACATATTTTCAAGGTTTGTACTCTCGCAACACACCTTTTGTACTTGAAGCATACGACATCCCTTTCAATGGTTCGAAACAGGCTTTTGGTACTCAGCAAATCTGTAAAATTCCATTCAAAGGGGATGTCGTCCGAGGTCTTACACTCAAGACGAACATGCCTTTTTTGAAAAACCCTGGAAATGATTGGAACTGGTCCAATGTGGCAAGTGAGAATGGATTTTATCCCAAAATTGTCATCGACAATGTGTACTTTCGTGCACCGACACAGGGTGTGACGTATTACTCGTCCAACGTCGATTCTCAGTCGAATATCGCTACCGGATGGATGACATATCCCGCATCTCTGGTTGTGTATACGAGCGCCATCACTGCCCCGGTCACTGGTGCCTCAATCACCATCCCTTTTACTTCTGGTGATATCATTCCAAATTTCAATATATTTGCAGGTGACGTCGCATCAGTCGCTAACGTGACCGGTGGTATGATTGTCACGACGATGACAACCACGAGCGTCACATTTTCAATTAATAGTCAGACAACCACTACAATTCCTGCATCGACAGCCGTCACGATACTTCCGGCACGTTCGACTCTCTCACCGGCTCCGACGACTCAACTTGTGATGCCTGCAAATCCGGTGGCTGTCACGTCGATTATCGTTCCTTTCCCGGCGAACGTATGGGGCGTGAATGTATTTTCAGGCTATACGATGACCATGTCGGGGATTAGCGGTACAATGCTCATCACGAGCCTTGCTCTTTCTACACCAACCTACTCCAACGTGTTATGTACGATTACGTCACAGACGACTGCATCGATTCCAATTGGAAGAACACTTACTGTTCAGAAAGCCAGAACACTTTCAGCAAATGTATTTTACAACGCAAATGTGAACAAGTTTGTGTTTACGGCGTATTCGAATGTCCAGGTATTACCTTACATGGCTACATTCTGGGGTTTGGATCCAAAAAATTTCGATTTCGTGTCACCTACTGGAAACCTCATTTACACCATCTCTGCGACGAGTGGACACCCAACTACGATTGGGGCACCCCCCTTCCCCGCATTTCCACGTGCATCAGCCGATTTCACTCTTGAACAAGGAGGTTGGACGCGTGGAAGCGGTATTCCGTCCGCCGAGAAGAGAGCTGGTATTTATTTCGAAGTGGAACAAGACATAGAACCCGCAATTACACCCACATCAGTTCAGTTTCAACTCTACGGTGGCAACTATCTTTTTTTCAACGTGTCACGCAATTTATACATTTCACAAGTTGCTGGATCGACGTTTTGTTTTCAGTCTACAAACGGAAACATCGCATTTACAAGGTCTGGTCAATACTGTATCCGCGGTAACCTCACTGCATCTGATACAGATGCCATTTATTCCGTCGCTTACACGTATTCGTTGACCGACACGGTCCCTCCGCTGAATTTCATAGCAGAACATATTTTCCAAACAACGTCTCAACCAACACCTACATTCACCATGCCATTGAACATCACGATTCCACCCGGATCGTCATATATATTCATGTCTGTGTTCATCCGGATGAATCCGGCGAATGCCAAGTTACGTCCAGGGTCGTGGATTTCAGTTGGGCCGGTTGATCAATTCTTTACAAACACAGGACCATCTATTACGGGGACTCAACTCGCCCTTCAAAATTTCACGTCATACCCACCAGTGTCTGCAGCATCACTCGTGTCACTGAATCCGGCGTCAAATTCATTCACGTTCCAAAGCATTGGAACGTACCTCATCACGACAGTTCTCGGATTCCAAGCTAGTGCTCTCACTTCAGTCACTTTGAGCTACGGAACGAGAGGATCTGGAACGACACTGTACACATACACCACGTACCAGGGTTCATATCCGTACCCCTCACTCGATTTCACCATCCCGGTGAATGTGACAAACTCGACACTTGGACCGTACTACATGGACATTACCATGCAAAGTCTTTCAGGTACAGTCTTGAGTGACACGATGCTTAGTTCGAACGTATGCACAATTCAGATTGTTCAAATTGCTGCATCGAGTCCAACAATTTCATTCACTCAAAACAGTCTTTTATTGACACCGGCCGTGTCATCTTTCATTGTGCCAAATCCTATCAATTTTAGTACGGCAAGCTGGAATACACCGATCGGCGGAACGGTTCAGCTCGGTGTCAGTGGTTCACAAATAGCTATTTATCAAGGTGGTCTGTACTATATCCAGACTGTTCTTTGTACGTCAGACCCTATCAAAGCAATCACCGTCACGGTAACCGGTGCGTCATCTCTTGCGGCAACGTATCCGATTGGTCTCGGACTGTTACCACCGTACTCGATTGGCATCCCCTTTTTCGTACCGACGGCATCTCTGATCCTTCCCGCACTCGTGACTATCGGCTACACCACATCTCTTGGAGGGACAACGACCGCTTACTCAAACACCGTCGTGTCGATCGGGCCACTTGCCAGTAACGTGACTGACGTGTACACGTACATCGACTCGGTCGGAACGTACATGATTGACAATGCAGAACTTCGTATCGGTGGCCAGCTCGTCCAACGCCTCACCGGTGAGCAGATTGAGCTTTACAACGACCTGTACGTGCCATATGAGAATCAACCCGGACTGAAGCTTCTGACTGGCAAACAAGACACGTCAAACGTATTTGATCCTGGACGCACATACTACACCAACTTGCCCTTTTATTTTTACGGCAATAACGAATTATCGATTCCAGTTGCAGCGCTCGACAGATCCGATCTTGAAGTGGCGATTACGTTCCGACCATTTAATACTCTGTCATTCGTGTCCAACATTGCATCGGTCAATCAAGACATGAGTGCCACTATGATTGTAGAGTATGGATACTTGTCAGAAAATGAGGTGAAGTGGATGAGACGAAACCGTCTCGAATACCTCATAACACAGACACAGTCAACGTCATTTTTACTTCCACCCGGATTCTCAACAGGAACCTTCAAACTTCCATTCATCAATCCAGTTCGAGAAATTTACATTGTGATCCAAAATGAATCAACCGCTCCATATGATTTTTCAAACAATGGACTTACTAATTTGGGTTTGCTATTCAATGGTCAGGAGTATCTCAGTCGACAGGTAATTGACGCTCAATACCTTCAATACGTACAAGCCTTCCAAAAATATAACGTGACGCCTGTACGCCAGTTTTACGTCTATTCGTTTGCAAACGACCCCATGAACCCCAGACCGACTGGCCAAATTAACTTTAGCCGCATGCAAGACATTACACTCGACATCACTCTGGCGCCACTTGCAGGCCTGTACAGAAGCATGCGAGTCTATGCTACAAACTATAACGTACTTCGAATTGAGAATGGGCTCGCCGGGATCATGTTTAATTTTTAGTTTACGCGACTTACAACATGTAATTTTTACCTTGACACTTTGTAGAGATGGCAGGAAGAGCCACACTTGCCCATTTTGGTGCAGATGATGTCATGCTTGTCGGAAATCCAGAAATTACATACTTTCTCGAAAAGTACAGTGCACCGGTCCCATTTGCTAAACGCCTTGAAGTCATCTCATTCGATACCCAAGTTAAGTTTGGAGGTGAGAGCGTCGTTCAAATTCCTAAACGTGGTGAAATGATTTCGAATTTATATCTAAAATTCACAACACCCCAGCTAAATGCTGCAATCTGTGACTCGGCCATGACCTATATGATTGAATACGTCGAACTGTATATGAACGGTCAACTCGTTGAACGCCTGTATGGTGAGTTTATCGAGATGATGAACGATCTAAGAACCCCCCAAGGCAAACAGTCGACACTTCAATACCTTACTGGAAAAGTATACCCAGCAACATCAGCAACCTTGAATGCCGTCTACACGATCCCACTCCCCTTTACATGTCTACGGAAAGGTCTCGAAATGAATAGTTCTTACATAGAATTCCGTGTTATACTCAAGAGTTCAACCACATTCACCATCAACCCCGTTGTCCGGTGGACGCAACCACTGAATATCCAGCTTTTGGTAGAATACGTTTACTTGAGTATTAAGTTAAAACGAGACATTCAGTTGTTCGAACAGGTTCAGCGCGTTCAATTCATCGCACCAGTAGGCGTCAATAACGTACGTCTCCAGTTAGGGCTCATGAATCCAGTCAAGGAATTTTTTGTGGTAGTTCAGAACACGGGGGCCTTTGGATACGACTTTACAACAGATGGGAATTTTTCAATCGATCAAAACTCGTATACAAATGGAACTACGGAACAACTTTCGAATTTAGTTTTGAAATTCAACAATGTTGAGAGAATTAGTAAAGACATAGGGTCACCCCTTTTCCTTCGTGTCATCCAGCCTATGGAGTATCACACTCGTGTACCGGATCGTAAATTTTACATGTACTCATTTAGTCTCGATCCCGACAACCCTGTTCCATCCGGACAGGTGAATATGTCACGAATTTCAAATCAAATTTTGGAACTCACATTGAATCCGAGTCCACAGTCGAGATTTATCCGAGTATATGCCGTAAACTACAACTTTATCAAAGATGGTAAAGTCTTGTTTGACAATTTGGAGGAGGCGGGTGAGTTAAGGAGATTTCTAGGTAATTAAGTAATGGAACTTCCACCTGAAATTCGGGACCTGTACTTGCCTGTGCTCGAGTCTGCAACTGTTCTCGGGTCTCATTACGCCAAGGCGTGTGGACGTGATACAGTGACGGCACAGGACGTTCAAATTGGTCTCATGTACGCAGCACGTAACGTCGCTGGAAAGCAGATTGGGAGTCTCTTTCCAGAGATTTACGAAGAGGAGTCTGATGAGGACGAAGAGGAGTGGGAGGAGGTGGACGATGAGGAAGAAAAGGCGCGTCTCCAGCAAGAGGCGGACCAAGCAGAGGAGGTGGACGAAGAGGAGGAGCCATTCACGCGCTACACAGGAGATGAAGAGTTGTACGTCAAGATGAACGAGTGCTTCGACACATGGGAAGATTGGATTCCAGAGACACCACTCGAAATTACTCTCAAGAATGCGGTAGATGCCACCAACCCAAAGAACTGATGATTAGTAGTAGTGAATGGACATTCACCTTCAAGGAATGTGCCTGAATGAGCCGGTACCATATCAGCCGACTCGAAAGTTTACAGAATTCGTTCAGGTGGAAGAACCAGACGAAGAGGAGGATCAACTTCCTCACAAAGTCAAGTACTCGGTCATACTTCAGGAGGAGGAGTACGAACCCGAGGAGGAAGATTTTTTTTCCAGTCCTATAATAAATGGCAGGTGTTCTTAGTTCAGTTGCTCTCCAGCTCGAGGCCCAGTCCCTCAACTCCATCGTGGCTGGCTTTTCCTTCGCTGCCGCCGTGGCATGGATGGATGCCGTCCGCTTCATGATCTCCCAGGTGGTGCAGGTGAGCAAGAACGGTGGCCAGTACTATGTGCTGAGCGCCATCTTCACCACCCTGCTGTCGATCCTGGTGTACATGACCATCAAGGCACTGGTGACCAACGTCCAGATCAAGGAGCCAAGCGCCCCAATGTACGCAGTGACTGCTCGCTAAAATGTCCAGTCTACATAGTAGACTTTCAGCGAAGCGCTTCGCGTTCTTCGGACTGGACAGTCCTTCGGACTGGACTTAAACAACAGGTCTAGGCACCGGGACAGGTGTTGCCAGTGGAGTGACGGGGCGAAGCCGATTGTAAATTATATACAGAACAGCAGCAAAAAATCCTAAAACAATAAGGGTCCACCGACCCAGAAGAGGCCGCTTTACTTCGGGTTCTTTTGGTTTTTGAACTGTAATCATATCTTCAAGTATTCTGCGTAGCTCAACCATGTCCACCGATGGTGGAGGCGGTGGCTCTTCTTTTTGAGGCTGATGAAATCTCAGCACAAATGCATTATTCTCAAAACCCCTGAAATCAACCGGTTTTCCAGTTCCGTCGACCCACGTCACCGTCAAGCGACTGATGACGTTGATTGGATGAGGGTATTCAACTCTGATATGATAGTCGGCACCCTCTGAAAACAGTTTGACACCACCCGAATTGACATTCATCGGTATGGCTGCAAACGAATTTCGTGCATTTCCACCGCTAAAGGTGCCTGATCCGTCGGAACGCATAGACAAAGCCTCAGCCATGCTTGGTGTTCTGAGCTCGGCAATATCCAGGAAGATGTATTCATTCGTTGAAAAATCTGCCATCGTACTTGACTTGATGTAGTAAGCTGACCCCAGTGTCTGTGCGTAAGAGGGGTCAGTCGAAGCTGCCACTCCAGTGTGTGTTCCAGTTGGAAGTCCGAGTAATTTTGAAATTGAATTTGAAATTGTAATTGAAAATGGTCCATTGGACTGGAACAAAAACTTTCCTTCAGTACCGATCCATTTTACATTTGAAAATTGAGTCGCCAGACGAGCATTTATTTCATTCTCGAGAGCACATGAATTATAAAATCCAGGCTTGAAGTTCATGACGGTCGTGTTAAATGTGAAAGCGGCATTACCATGTGTCAAGTTGTAGACTGTATTTGGAACTTTGGCTGAGACAAGATCAACCTGGGCAACATTTTTGATTGGGTTGGTCAGGTGTAAAACGTATGAACTCCCTGTAGGGTAAACATTCGCGTCTCGATTCTTCGAGTCTGCATAAAGAATAACGGTATCCATTACTATTAGGATATATGAATTTTATTGAATTTTATCGTCTGAAAGATGATGACTTGTGTGAGAGGATTATAGATCACTTTGAAGAGAGTAAACTCATGCAGGGACCCGGGACGTCTGGTGATGGTCGGGTTAATACTCATACAAAAGTTTCAACGGATATCAATTTTGAAGGACCTCTCGCCAGGGAATACTATAAGCAGCTCTGTGAATTTATAAATCAGTACAAAGCCAAATACGTGTACTGTGACGAAGGTCATGATCCTTGGTCTATATACCCAAGAGTGAACATTCAAAGATACCGGCCAGGGGAGTACTACAAAAAACTTCATTGTGAGCACAATGGATCGAATGGCCCGACAGGGAGACGACATCTCGTGTTCATGACATACTTGAATGACGTCAGTGATGGTGGGGAGACATTCTTTTACTACCAAAATTTACACGTCAGGCCCACAAAAGGTCTTACACTCATATGGCCAGCAGACTGGACATTTACCCATTGTGGTTTGGTTTCCAATTCAGAAACAAAATACATAGTGACGGGATGGATCAGCTATGAGCCCCATATTCCATTTTTAATTATAAATTGAAATTAATGGACCGTGACCAGTTCTTCAATGAACGTCGCTACTCCCAGGTGACGGAAGAATTTCCATGTAAAATTCGTTTTCCATTATTCTATCAGGCTCGTAAGCAAGTTTTCACAATTAATCCAGGTCAGAAATTATACATTCCATTTGGATGGTTTCACATGGTCTACTCGGAGGGTGATGAATTTAATTTTGCATTGAATTATTTTATACAAAATGGAAGTGTCGAAGCAGAAGGGGCACCGAGTTCGGAAGAGCCACGTGTGGAACCGTCAGAGCTTGGTGACATTGACCCCTTGACGATATTCAAGAAGAACGAGAAGATACGTATACTCCATACGAAAAGTGGCGTTTTTCCGACAGACTACCTCAGGGAGAGATTTAAGAATGATTATGAATTGAAGGACAAGACGATTCAGGAATTTATGGATGACAAGGATCACGCGGATTACATCATGCAGTGGAAAACGAATATCAAAGGAGCAACCGCATGGATCAATTGGGGTAACGTCAGAACACATCTTCACTACGATACAGCGTCAAATTGGCTTCACCAGATAAAGGGTCGTAAGAGAGTTATCCTCTTTCCACCAGACGACCGCGACTTGTTGTACATGTGGAATTCATATCCTATAAAGCTCGTGTATCAGTTGGCACAGGACTATAATATTACTCTCCGGAGAAACGAGGTTCCTGAAGATGACGTTCAAGATATTATACAACGAATGGGGGTAAAAACGAGCATGCCTGTTCCGATTAATAGGCTCGCCTCGCGGAACATTGAAGAAGTACAACTTGATTTGGCTTATTATGAATTGTGGTTTATGGTCGAGACCACTATAACGATCCAGGACAAACTGTACAGATTACAACCCGGTGATTATATCAGCATTCCTAATCACCCCTGTTATCAATGGAGCATACAAACCCCTACACTCTTTGTGATTCAGCTTAGCGGAAGGGAGGGCCCGCTACCCACAACACCAGAGAATACCGAGTTCCCCGGGTAACCGGTGTTACTTGATGTCTCTTGTAAGACGGAAATACAAATGCCGCCCCCTGTTCCCGCGTTGTCACATCTTTTTCATCGAATTCGAGATCACCACCGTCATAATCATCCTCATCAGACAGTTGAATACTGACACTCAGCTTTCTATTCGTAGAATCTTGGTCACGGCCCATGTCTACGTGCCACGTGTAGTTCCCTGAATATGACGCGTCGTATTCTGTAAATTGGATATTTTCTTCAATCCCATACAATTCAAAATCGTATTTGGTTTCTGAAACGATATCCATGATGCGCGAGTAGATCCATTTGTACGTGTTTATTTTAGGAATGAAATAGGTTTTACTTTTTCGGATCGTCTCGACGACAACTCCGTTGCCGACTCCTGCCTTTTCGATGCATTTCGTCTTGAAATGATTGATGATTGATTCACATTCGAATTTTGCAAATGCTTTACGCCGAGTATAGACTGTATTTAGGATACTGTTTTCTTTCGCAAATCTGAACCAAAGGGGTTCAGGGCGAGTCTTGATTCTCTGAATATCAAAGACATGATCCTTGAAAGGTCCATCTGCATCTACGTAGTGCAGAAACATCTGAATATATTCGATTCCCTGGAAGGCTTTGCGGTAGTGCTTCACCAGATTTCCCTGGTATAAAACACCGTCACCAGGTTCCATGAGCACTTCCGTGTCATTCATGTAGATGGGCCAAGGATGTGTCTGGCTCAGGTTTACAGTCACAGACCATTCACACGACTCTCGATCGACGTGAGGTTCCAGAACATTTCCAGAGTTGTAAATGCGAGTGTATGAATATGTTGGAAGCAGGTTTTTACCAGCCTCTTGTGCGATTCTATCCCTGAGCATCCCGAGCATGATGTTCCCTGCTGGCAGGTTGGGGTATACCCAGCTGTTAGGCACCTGATCATCATCCTCTCGAAAAGGCTGATTTTGAACAATGCTTGCAAGCAGGGTACACTGCTCACGTGGAACGAGCGTTTTAATGAGTTTATACATTAAAATATAGTTATACTATAGAAATGTCTTTAAGTTATTACTGGAGTCCGCAGGGCACACAGAGCGTACCCTGGAATGGAAGAAATCAGGCTTTTCAGGCTGGATATAGTGCAAGTCAATACAACGGAAACAATGGCAGACACTTTGACAGAGACATAGGATATACGAAACCAGCGTCTCAATTCAATTCCAAGACGTGGGGGTTGTATCAAGGAGGTCCGGGGTATGTTGACGCGACACCTCGAAACCCAACGTTTATTCTTGTGAATCAGGGATTTGTCAGTGGTACACTGTATTTGAATGGAACGAGTGGAAAAAGAGTTTGGATAAAAAACCAGGGATCTTGGTATGGATCCGGAGGAACCGGGGGGCGAGGAGGAAATGGACAAAACAGCTGGATTCAAGGTGCCGCAGGAAGTGCAGGACTGACTGCTCTATATGTTTATCAAACTACCCCTGAGGTGTGGATTAATAATCAAGGTTCAACGTGGCTTGGAGGAGGTGGTGGGGGTGGCGGTGGTACTGGCTGGAATCATCGTAATTCTCAAAATACCAACGCAACACAGACCTGTGCGGGTGGTGGTGGTGGTGGTGGAACTTGGAACGGTCCCGGTGGCCAAGGGGGTAATTCTGAACGAGGAACAGCAGCATCGGGACAGTATGGTTATTATGGAGGAGGTGCAGGGGGTCCGCGTATAGACACGGGGTCTACACCAGGTGGTAATGGGGGTGGTGCAGGTCAATATGGACAAACAGCACCCACACAATCGGGTGATGGGCGATATGGAGGAAATATCAATCCCAATCCAGGGGGTGTTGGTGGGGCGAACGGACCAATCTGGCAAGGCTACTGGTACAGTGGGTACATCTATTAAAGATTATACTCTTAATTTAATTCAAGAATGGAATTCGTTCATTATACAGAACCTATTCAATTTTGTATAATAAAAAACTATTACACAAAAATTGAGGTTGAAGCTATTCACAAGGAACTAGAGAACATGCGTCTCGATGGACCTGAAAATACATTCTCAGCACGGAGTATTTCAGGTGATTTACTGAAAAGCAACAAAGGTGCGTTTATAAAGACAGAGGATGGACCTATCTTCCATCTCAGTAAGAAACTGTTTCGAGAGGTGGCATGGGAGCTCAAGAAGCAACACTGGTTTTGGGACTACTTTAATTTGGCACTTGAAGATACTATCCTCGTGACGCGATACGACACTGGTGATTACTATAAGACTCACCGAGACGAGTCGGTGTTCACGGCTATTTACTACACATGGAAAGAGCCAAAGACATTTACGGGAGGTGACTTGTATTTTGGTGATTTCAAGGTGCCGATCGAGAACAATAGTCTTTTGGTGTTTCCTGGACCGACATTCCACGAAGTGACACCTGTGCAAGGATCGGGGCGTTGGGCAATTTCACAATTTGTCAAACTCGGGAAACCTCCGAATGCCATGAAAGAGATGTATCACTACCACAATTTTCTTCACGCTTCCGCCTACAAAAAGGTTCAAGACTTGGTATTCAATTCACGCGAGTGGTTCTTGGGTAATTCGTCAGTTGAATTGTACCCTCGATTCTGGAAACTTCCTCTTGATAACAATGAATACGTGCGGTCACTTATCAACAGCGTTCTCGAGGAACATGATTTGCGGATTTTGCGTGTCTACGCGAATGGACAGTTTTACGGTCAAAATGGAAGTTTCCACCAGGATGACACACGTCCGGGTACGTGGACGTTTCTTTTGTACTTGAATGACATTGATCATGAAGCTATCGATGAATGGCACGGAACGACTGAATTCAAAACTGAAAATAGAATCATAAGTCAGCAGCCGATACCTAATCTAGGTGTTTTGTTCAAATCTGACTTGTTTCATCGCGGTCTTGCGCCTTCGAAATTTGTCACCGACATGCGAGTTACTCTGGCGTGGAAACTTGAAAAACGGGGGGATCGGCGTCGTTGATAGCACCCGGGTAGAGCTTGGCCAGATTTTCGTACATGAACGTGAATGGTGGAGCGACCGATGGATCGGATGTCGCTGCAGTGAGCTCGAATGTTGCAAACCACGGATACACTCCCTTACCAGACATGACATGATAAAGTGCTCTGTACTCCCATTGTTGTTGACTCCTTGCAAATACGTGGATCGTCTCTGGAAAAAACGACATGTAGACATTGCTCACGACATTACCATCTGGAAGAGTTGCGTTTGGAACGAATATCCCCATTTAATATGTTAAAAGAAAATTTAGAGCAAGACTTACACGAAGTTGATCACTCTGACTTCTTGAGACTCTGTGAGCCAAATTTGACTTGAAAATTAGAATGTCGGAATCACCTGGCGTGTACCGGGTAGATCCACTGTTGTCATCGATCGGCATAGATTCTGAAAAGTAAGTTGGATTTGAAAATATAATTTGACCAGAATTTTCAGGGACTCTGATGTAGTACACGACACTCAGATGTGAATTTGCATGGGTATGAATTTCTTGGTAGTCACCCTTCTCATAGACATTGAACCAACAATCTCTACACTCCATTTGTTTGTATTTTTTACCGCCAATTTCAGATAAGAATTGATGGGCATGTGACTTTGCCACTGTTATAAGTTCTTTCACGTGTGGATCATTTCTGATGTCTACAGCATCGAGTGAATTGTAGACACCAGAATCCCAGGTGTGACCCGGCTTGCTCTGTTTGAGTTCAAGCGCTTTTTTATACAAAGCTTCATTGTTGACCGTAGGACCCAAATTGTTGCGGTAGATGAGGGTTGGAAACCACGCCTCGATCATTACTCCGTGCCTTCAATTTTTTCTTCGGGTTCTGGCGCTGGTGGTGGTGAGGGGAAAGTAAATGACTGAATGAGATTTGAAAATTGAGACGCCATGTCAGTCGTCATCACGATATTTCCCGTGTTTGCAGTGGGTGGCGTTGTTAGGTCGTTGAAGATGCTCTGAAGTGTGTCTACTGAGAGAGTGATGTTACTCATGGGCGTGACCTGGCTTGGTTCAATAACATCCAGTGCATTCGGATACATATTTTTAAGTTCGGTGTAGAGTGCCTGATACCCGCAAATCAGATTAGAAACCTTTGTTGTCACGTTAAACCGTATGTTGGACTGTCCTCCCTGTTTTGCCGCTTTTCTAGATGGGAATACGTTGCAGTACGACGTCATCTGATACAGATCACATGACATATCAGGGCTCTGCATGACGTACAAAACTTCATTTGTGAAACTCATATAGACGTTGTTGACTGTAATTCCCGATGGAAGCGTGGCAGTCGGAACAAAGATGCCCATCGTTACTCTTTTACAATATATTTGTTGAGTCGGGGTAAAATGTCTTGAGTTGTGCGTAGAGCATCGAATGGAGAGACGCTGACACGTCAGTCACTGAAGCAGTAAATTCTATTTTCGTATCGCGTAACAGTCGCTGTCTCTCTGCATCGATACTAGGGTATATAGTGTAACACCCTCTGATGTCATACAGACCTTCTCCCTTTGGCATGATATATACAGGAAAATCTGAAAATGTCATGTAGACATTATTCACTATCACTCCGCACGGAAGTGTCCCCTTGTTCACCAAGAGTCCCATCTACTGTTAGCTGAGAATCTTCTTCGATGACCGGTACTGGTGGTTCCTGACCCTCTTCAAACACGTCAATCGCCTCTGGATATTGATTTTTGAGTTCTGTATATAGAATCTTATAAGGATCATCGAGTTTATGTGTAAGCACTGTAGCATCGATTCGAATATTTGATTTTTTGGTTTGCTGGTCACTGAAGACTTTGTAAAATGAGTTTATTCTCCAACCCCCACACATCTGAGCTGTGTACACCATCTCACCCGAAAAACTCATGTACACGTTACTGAGCTGAATTCCTGCAGGAAGTGTAGCGCTCGGAACAAAGATTCCCATATGTATTTGAAAACTTAATATTTTGGCATTACTGACGTGCTGCTACGATTTTTTCCAACTTCTCCACCTTTGCCGTAAGCTCCTTAATAGACTCTATGAGTAAAGCTGTTAAATTTCCGTATGCAACTGAATACATACCCTTTTCTGTCGTATGGACAACTTCGGGGAGAACTTCCAATACTTCCTGAGCCACAACACCGGCGTATCGTCTTTCTTTGTCCTCTTCATCTGTACGAGTAAAAGTATACCCATTGAGAGTTTTCACCTTTTCAAGTGAATTTTCGATTCGCTTCAGATTTGCTTTGTGCCGAATGTCTGAATATGCAGTGATATCACTCGAAGCTGTGATTGTACCAGTACAATAATAAGTTCCCGATGCAAAAGCTTCCCAGTTGTTTCCTGGGTTGTTCCAGATTCCAATACGCCCACTCGCCTCCAGGATAATCTGAGAAGCAACACGTCCACCCCAATGAAAACCAATGCGTGGTGCGCGTGCATTCTCAGTGCCACCGGTGGCATTTTCCAATCCATATTCACGAACCTCAATTGCAGCGGTGTCATACCCAGATCCGTAACTATATGAATATGGTCTCAATCTATTGACCTGTACTAGTGCTCCAAATGTACCACCATTACCAATGTAACTACCGCTATTATCTACGTACGAAACATCAGAACCAGCACGACGGAACTGAACAATTCTGTCACTGTTACTTCCAGCATTTATGTACCATCTCTCTGCGTGATATTCCAACTTTCCGAAACTTGTCCCGGCATCACCCGACCATGACGATGTAGAATTAAATTGAATACGCGTTCCATTTCCTATCATGTTAATACTCCCACCAAAGTAGGCGTTATTATTAGATAAATCCCAGTACACCGGCCATACTCCGTTTACCGTAGACCATCCCCCGTATCCGGCGTTGACGCCGCCTCTCAAAAGATACATCAAGTTGGAGTTACAATGCCAATATGCGGTCATCTGATCTGTGTCCTGGAACGTGATGGTAGGACTACCATTGTTTATTGTGAACTGTCCTCCTATCCGAGAATCGCCACTGACGTTACACGTACCGTTCACGTCCAGATTGTATGCGGGTGAATCGACATTGTTAATACCCACGCGCTTGTTTCGGCCGTCGAGCATTAATGTACAATTACTCGGAGAGACATAGTCGTGAGGATTTCCATATGCAGCATTTTGCCAACCGAATGACATACGATCACCGTATCCACCCGAACCGTAGCCGGCCCATCCACCAACGTTAATTACAAATTTACGATAGTCGTTGTTGGCCGTGCTGTTCGCTACAAACGAGATGGTTGAACCGTGTGTTCCGTTGGCTTGAGATGATGATATGATCATGTCCGAATACGACGAATTGAGAATAAGCTGAGCGCGCCCGTTTGCAGTTGAATCACCAAGAAGACCGGTGAAACGATTCTGACCACCACCAGCAAGACCTGTCCCCCAGAAGTAGCTTCGACCTGCAACTTCAAAGGCAGATGATGTCTGACTCGTACGAATACCAACACATCCACTGGCTAAATATATGAAATCACCTACACCTCCCCAATCATACCATCTCCATTGACGCATGGCGATTCGTGTAAAGCTCGACTGATTCTCAATAGTAAACCCATTCGTTCCGACATTTCCACCAAAGAAAGAGACATTGCCTGACAATCCCGTCGTTCCATTCACATCGAGTTTATACCCAGGATTCGTGATCCCGATGCCGACGTTACCAGCGGTGGGCTGCAGAACAACCGCACCAGTGGCACCATTGTAGTGACGCATAACGTCCTGTGTATCATTCTGGTAGTACATATACGAACCCGCATATGAGTATGCTACACGTCCTCTGAACGTTGTTCCGGAATAAAAGTGGAGTCGCGGATCAGATGTTCCCGCCGCACCCGCATCTATACGAATGCTTGGATTGGATGTTCCTAGAATATGAAGGAGGTCACCTGGATTCGTCACCCCAACACCTACGTTTCCACTCGCAGTCAGACACAGCTTATTGTTGCCCCCGTAGTATCCAAGGCCGAGGTAATTGGTTGCGAGTCCCTCACCTACGTGATTCCAAACGATTGTCGCTGAGTTGTTGGTCGAGAGAGCTTTGCCCAAAATCATGCTCGTCGTACTTCCGGCAGTAATGGTCGACGCCTGTATCACCGCATTTATACCACTCGTCGATGTATTGTCAACATGGAACTTGTACGAAGGTGCAATGCCGATACCAACTTGTTGTGTGGGGTTGATTGTCATCGCCAATGTCGGATCAGCACCGGTCGTCGCTGTTCCGTGTGTGTAAAACCGAAGAGTCGATTGGTAATTGGTTGAAAATGTGGAAACACTCTCAATCATCGATGCATAGTCAAAGTTGGTTGTACCGGGTGCACGTCCTAAAATGAGTCGAGCAGTATCTGAAGTTGTTGAGCCGACTCTTGTGTACCCTTGAATATCAAGTGTTTGTGTTGGTGTAGACGAATTAATACCTACATTCGAGGTGCTATTCTGAAGATAGATGTACGGATTTGTTGATGCAGCCGCCAAGCGCAAATCACCTGCATTGTTTCTGAGAGTCGCCGAGTTGGCGGGTCCGTCCGAACTTAAGTTTGGACCGTTCAAGTACAACTGGGTTGTTGTACCAGACGCGTTCGAAAGATACAACTGCGACGACTGCCCGGTATTACTCATTTGAACAGTCATTGTGGCCGGGTTCGTATTTGAGAGTTGGTAGACGTGCAAATTAAACAACGGAGTCATTGTGCCGATGCCAACATAACCAGGGGTGGCGGATCCATTGTGAATCACCATTGCATTACTCCAGACTGGTGTGTTTGCACGGTACTGGAAGATAAGGGGAGCGATACCTGAAGAAGAAGTAACCTCAGTCGTCACAATTCTGTGACCCGCGCCAGCGATGTTTGTTCCTGTCTTGAATTCAAGACCACCATTGCCACCCCAACTGGCGGCGTTCTGCATGATGCGAATTGTACCCGTTTGGTAAGCATCGGACACATTCGAAAATGACCCGGATCCACCGTACACATCGAGCGGTACGCCCGGGTACGTGTTGTAACCCACGCCGAATTGAGTCCAATTGTAGATTCCAATTGCGACGTTTCCTGAATTATAAAAGATTTGGTTGGTTGATGTCGGAACTTGACTGAAAATTGCCGCGGGTGGACCGACCCACTGAAGACTCGTACCAGTTGACGACAGATACTGATTAGCGATACCCGTTGACCCGTTGATTGAAATTGCAGTAGCTCCGAGACCAATTGCACCGTCGTTTCTGAAAGGCAAAACACCCATCGTCACGTTGGAGGCGTTGATATTCATCAGGGCTGATGCATTACCTGTTAAAAGTGTTCCACTCAAAAGTCCACTCACATTCATGGTCGATTGCACGTTTCCTCTGTAGATATTAGCAGTGAACACATTGGCAAATGCTGCCACGTTGACGTTCGAACTGAAAGTCGACACTATATTTGAGCTCAGGATATTCGCAAAGGTTTGTACAAAGAGTGATGTGACGTTTGCACTGTATGTATTCAGATTTGACACATTCGCTGTGACAATATTGGCCGATGCGATGTTGGCCGTGAGGATATTCGCCGTGTTGACGTTGGCTACGAAAGTCACGTTCAGGTATGACACATTTGCACCGGTACTGACATTCAGGTTCTGAACATTTGCCGTGACGATATTTGCCGACTGAAGATTCATCGTAAGAATATTAGCCGTGTTGACGTTGGCTATGAAGGCGACGTTCAGGTACGATACGTTAGCCCCGGTACTGACATTCAGATTTTGAACATTCGCCGTGACGATATTTGCCGATTGAACGTTTGTGGTGAGCAAATTAGCCGTGTTGACGTTGGCTATGAAGGAGACGTTCAGGTATGACACATTTGCACCGGTACTGACATTCAGATTTTGAACATTTGCCGTGACGATATTTGCCGATTGAACGTTTGTGGTGAGCAAATTAGCCGTGTTGACGTTGGCTACGAAAGTCACATTCAGGTACGACACATTAGCCCCTGTACTGACATTCAGGTTCTGAACGTTGGCCGTGACGATATTTGCCGATTGAACGTTTGTGGTGAGCAAATTAGCCGTGTTGACGTTGGCTATGAAGGCGACGTTCAGGTACGACACATTCGCCCCGGTACTGACATTCAAGTTCTGAACATTCGCCGTGACGATATTTGCCGATTGAACGTTTGTGGTGAGCAAATTGGCTCGATTGACGTTAGCAACAAAGGTTACATTCAGGTATGACACGTTAGCCCCGGTACTGACATTCAGGTTCTGGACGTTGGCTGTGACGATATTTGCGGTTTGAGTGTTGGATGTGACGATGTTGGCGGTGCCATAGACATTGGCAAGAGTCTGGACGGTGAGTACAGTTGCGTTTGCACCCGTAAAAACGTTGATTGACGCCATGTTTGCATATCCGCTGGTGATGATGTTCATGTATGATGCATTGACTGTGACTGCAAGCACATTCGCCACGTTGACTGAATTTGACACGTAGACGTTACCTGTAACGTTCATGGCCATTTGTGCTGTTGCAGATCCGATGTTTGCAGTCTGAAGGAAGGCGTTGGCGAAGAGGAGGGAGGGGCCACCTAGACCTGAGATTCCGGTAGTGGTTGGGATGATCACTCCGGTTGTTTGGGTGAATCCGGTGGCGAAAGTGTTTCCAAAGTGGTAGACGGAATTCTGAAAAGTGGAGATGTTGGTTACATTGACAGACCAAATGTTGGCTGTAAAGAGATTTGCTACAGTGTAAACATTCGTATTTGCCGAAAAGATGTTTCCGAACCGAGTCCCGGCTGTCCCGATTCCACATACTAAATCGACGGAGGGGACAATGTTACTTGCATGAGTCGTGACTCCTGTGACGGCGAGTGTCCCCGCCATGGTCACACCGGAAAGGGGACTTGTGAAAGAGGAAATACCCGTTCCTTGCACCGTGAGGTTCCCCGTGGCGGTGGTATTGCCCTGGGTAACCACATCACTGAAATTCGTGACGGTTGGCATACTTCTATTAAGGGGTGAGATTTAATTACTCAGCTCACGGATACTTTTTTACGTTGGATATATCAGAGAATGTTGTCGAACAGAACAATAAATAGACTTGTCGGTTCGGCAACAGTTGTCAATAATGCACCAACAAATGGTTCAACAACAGCTGTGTCTTTTCCAGGCACAACGGGAAGTTATGTTCAGATTGATACTTCACAAGCTTCACCAAACAGCAATAACATATTCATAGAAGCCTGGGTATATTTTGGTAGCATAGGTTCTACAGCTCAGACCATTTTTTCAATGGGAGGTCTAAGCACCGAGTACATGAGCATCAAGGTTGCAGATCAAGGTGGGCCAGAAATTGCCGGCCCGTTTACTTGCTCAACGAACGATGGCAGCTCAACATTTACTGCAAGTTCGGCTATAGGCAGGTCGTTTTCAGATTCCAGTCTGTATTATATACCCGGTGATTGGTTACTTTTTTACCTTCCGCAGCCCGCTCAATACTGGAATATGAATTTTCAAATAGAAATTTACATAACAAAAAAGGCTGGGACACCGGTAATGCAATGGTCACCCGACTTTTATGTTGTGGCGGATTTTGAATTTGACTTGGATGGTTTTGGAAACTGGGCGGTTTTCAATACTGTTCAATTGTTAACACCGGGAGGAGCTTCTTGGCCAGCTGGTGCATACAATACGACGTACACGTGGGTTACTGGATCTCCGCCAATCATTACATCTCGTAACAATCCAACGGCTCAGACGACTTATAGATTTAGACTCCGGGGAGGTGGGACGATAGATGGAACTTTTTATGAGATTTATGACCTTTTAGACCCACAACAGTTTGTACTTACCGGTAACTATAATGATTTTAAGGCCCAGGCTAATCAGTGGAACCATCTTGCATTTTCATGGACTAACGAATACGGGGGTTCTATTCATTCTTTCTGTAACGGAATGTGGGTCAGGTCGGATCTTTCATCGACACCTCTTTTCAGTGCAATTTCAAGTGTTGGTGCTTCGAATGCCGGAACGGCCACACCATTGAATGGTTATATTCGAGACCTTAGAATTATAAGAGGCGGGTATCCCCCAAACGGGTCGCCAACTAATTATTATCAAAATCCAAACTTTGTGCCTGAACAGACTTTTGGTGCTGGCACAGTCCCTTCTTATGTTTATGACGGCACGAATGTTTTCAATCTGATACCTTTTACGGCCCCTCCCACAGTGAAGGTTTACACTGGACTTGGAGTGGGTACTATGAATATGTACAATCGTCCTACTTGAGCAATTACGGAGTTTAATAGGTTGCAGCCGCTTCAGCATCTGTCAGGGCACGGTTGTAGACATTCAAAAAGTAAATTTGAGCACCGAGATATGCATCCGCGTAAGATGATCTACCTACATAAGTATTCGTGTACGACTTGTCAGTTCCTTTGTAAGTCATTGATGTGTTGGTCACGACAGCTGTACCGTTTACCCATATTTGAACGCGACCTTTAGTTCCTATTGTCGGATTATAAACAACTGATATGTTATAAACTGTGTTAAGTGCGATGGCCACGTTATAATCCGTAATTTGCTCGGCCCCATTTTCTTTGTACTGAAAACGAAGCGGGGAACTGCCCGTGCCCGGAATGGTCAAAAACATATCACCAACTCCATTGACCCCACTGTTGAAATCAAACACGCGAGCCCAGTTGTTATAGCCAGTCCATGCAATTTTCATTTTAGCTGAAAACCCACTTGTACCAAGATTAAACGTGCGTGTTCCCCAATTAATAAACTGAGATGAAGCGGATGTGAATGTGACGAAACTCGTACCGAAGGATGGGGCTGTCCCGGTGTAACTCGAAGTTCCGACAGGCTGGATCGTAAATATGTAATTTGCTAGACCAGGGGCTAAACTTGACTGGAGAGAGTTGTAATAGGTTGAAACTTGTGCGGCGGTCATAGGATACGGAAAGAACCACAGGTAATTAAGTGATGTACTTGACGTATTCATAGGGTAGAGAGTATCCGGACTCCATACTACATTCGTATTTGGTGCATTATTTGGCGTATTAATAGCGACAGTTACCGCACTACCGCCATTCAAATACATAGTCAATGAAGTCCCGTTAAATACAGCAATCAGATTATATGCTATGCCGTTGTGTGAAATACTGGAATAGTATCCAGAGTTTTCACCACTGGCCCAATTACTCGTCCATAAAATTTGACTACCGCCAGCTTGTATGTAAAAAGATGGATTTCGTGGAAAATCTGCGAAAGGATTGACACCCGAGTGAAACAAGTTACGCCAATTACTGAATAAGGCACCTGATTTGAACCAAATCGAACATGTAATTGAAGAGTTATTTGTGATGCTCGTACTTGACCAAGATCCTCTGTTTGTACCCGCTGGGTTAACCTGCCATGTATTATAATAACCTACACCATACTGAATCTTCTGACACTGTGACATGGAAATTGCCCCTGAAGCAGGGACGGACCCCCCAAATCCTCGAAACCCGCCCATATTTTTGGTCGCGTTTCCAAGAGTTGTTCCGACGTTACCCACGGTAATCGTCGCGGTCGTCGACGGAATGATCGACATCTAATTTATTCAGAGATTACATTTGAGGTTGGTTCTGGTACCGGTGGCGCGTAGTTGACCAATGAATCCTCTGACCCTGGATACATCTCCTTCAGTGCCATGTAAAGAACTGTAAATACGCCTTGCTCAAGATTTGAGTAAGGGACCATCAGAGCCTCGCGGATATTCGTGTCTGGCTGTTTCATCGGATTTGAGAAAACTCGGTAATATGAGCTCAGTACATATTCCCCTGTGTATGGATGTTTGAGAGTCTGGACAGCTTCCCCTGAAAAGCTCATATAAACATTACTGACGGAAATGTTTGACGATGGAAGAAGAGCCTCTGGCACGATGATACCCATGTCTACTCTTTGAGCAGAAGTTTTTCGAGGCGTGCGAGACGCTCGTTCGTCGTCCGTAAGGACTCGTCAATCTTGAGTCTTTCTGCTCGCTCCTCCTTGACCGCCTCGACAAGTAGACTGACTATACGCTCGTATTGAATCGTCAAGAAATTCTGACCAGACTTTGATTTACCTTTCCCGACATCATAGTCGGTACCCTCGTCGAAAGGTGCTGGTTTGACAACCTCCGGAAGAACCTTCTGAACTTCCTGGGCCGAAAGACCCACATAGACATTGTCGTCGGTAAAACCGTTTTGTCGGGCAGTTTCGTTATGGATGTACTTGAATGCCGTCAGTGAGCAGACCTTGTCGAGGGGGTTCTCAATCAGTCCCACTTTGGTCTTGAGACGCTCGTCGGAAGAAAAGGCGGTGATATCACCAGTGGCTGTAAACGCTGCGTAACATCCGACTGTCGCGTTTGTTCCACCAGAACCACCCCCCTGGAAATAGTTAAGATACATGTTATAAGCACCATTTGCACAATCGAGATGGAGATTACCGTTTGAGCATACAACGGATGCATTTGTACTAGAAGAATAAGTGTTCCCTGCTCCAACTTTAAGATATGAACTCCATGTAGCATTCGGGCCGTAATAAGACATTGACGCATCGCCGTTATAGACATGGTGTCTGTACGCCGGCGTCGCAGTTCCTATACCTACGAAACCTGATGGCAAAATTCTCATGCGTTCAACCGGGTTCGCATCGGTCGTTTGTTTTGTCCAGAAAAGAATAGCGCCATCCGCATTTCCCCCCGTAAATGTAGTATTAAATACACTTATTTCAGCGAGATGCTGAATTACAGGCCCGGTTGCATTCGTCACGGCGTGCCAAGCAATTCGGCCTATTCCATCCCCCTGTGTGATGATTGTTGACGCCTCACCTCGACTTTTCAGAAATGCGAAATTAGATGTTCCAACATCATTCACGGCTCTCTTGATAACAAGACCCCAGTCACCTACCGGATGAGATATCTGAACCGCTGAAGCAAGCTGAGCAGTAGTTGACAGAACTGATAGCTTATTTGGTGGGGTCGCCGTCGTCCCCACGCCAACAGATGTCGTCGCTAGGACTGTCGGAAGTGTAAGTGTGTTTGTGGCTATTCTGGCAGATCCGTTCACGTCAAGTATGTATCCAGGATTTGTTGTCCCGATACCCACAAAGCCACTTGGGTTGATAATCAAAGAGGTGGCCCCTGTTGATGTTTGTGCACTGAAAACATTACCAGCACTCAATTGCTGAATTGTGAAGGCGTTTCCCGATGTTGATGATCCGTACAAGAACACATTCGAACCCTGAAGAACAAGGGGCTGTGACGAGGAACCCTGAGCGAAGCTCATCTATTAAGGACTATGAAAATATACTCACCCCACTTCCCGAAAACACGATAGATCCAGTAGAACCCGTAAACGAAAGAGAGGCAATCTGGACAACGTCTTGATTCGCTCCACCTGACGTTAAATTTCCTATAGAACTAACGACCAGGCGGAGATAATTGTAATAATTCGTAGTGCGTGCAGCTGTAAATGTTTTTGGGGTTGAAGTCGCCCATGTTGTAATTCCAGCCTGTGCGTCAATCACAGTCCAGCTATTTTGATCATTTGAACCCAAAAGTCGAAAGTCTCGAGGTGAACGTGTAGTTTCATATCCAGATCTACCCAGAATGGTATAACTTACGACATTGATTGCCTGCTGGCTATAAAGCTGAATCCAGTCGCCGAATGCATATCCTGCAGTTGTGAATGCGGGAGGACTGTTATAAACACCAGTTCCTGCATTGTACCGGCTCACGCCTGGATCCCAATATGTGGAGTTGTTACCATCAAATGCTCGCCATGTCGTGTCGTTGAACCCAAGAGGTGTATATTCGTCTTCGAAAGGATCATTTGTTCTTACCATGAAATTGTCACTCCCTGAAATGAGCCAGACGGTCGGTAAAGTATCAACAAATTGCGGGAACCCAAACCCATTTGCACTATTTATGATGTACTGGACAGCACTAAGAGTCGATGTGACGGTTCCTCCATTAATAACCATAAAAGTCCCCCAATTTCCATTTTGGTAATACTGAAGTCTTACGGATGTATTCGTGTAAGGGAATGCAAATTGCATATCCTTCATAGAATGTCCAATCATGTATGTCTGCCGCATCAGTGCAATGTCTTTACTTCCAGCAGAATTACCACCGTTGCCGTCTGCAATCTGGGTGACAGCGACACGCTTTCCAGCTGTATTGGAATAATTTGATCCACCCGAAGTGGTGACTGCTCCGAGATTTTCATCAAAAACAGACCCACCAACCGGGATTATCTGAAGAGTGGACATGGGGTATAAAACATCATGATCTACATTTGCTGTTCCTGTTCTTGATGCAAGTATCGGGACTGTCGAAACGAACATATGGTAAAATGTTCCAACTGTAGCATTACATGTAATAGCAGTGACTGTGTTGGCTGAAAGTGCAGTAGTACTGGTAACAGTTCCGGCTATAGACGTGTTGTAGTAGTAACTTACGGTTCCACCTGAAGTTGGTGAGTAGCAATAAAATGTATGTGGTTCGTTGCGAGCTGCAACAAATCCAAAAAGAGTTCCTATACCAGCAAAAGGAACTACGGCTTGCTGATTGTCAGTTATGTTGACGAGATCAAAAGGTTTGCCATTGCTAAAATACCATTTACCGGCCGTCAATGCAAGGTCTCCTGACACCGGTTCCGTCGTTGAATTTAAAACTACAATTGTAGTTGGTGAAGTTGGACTTGGTGTGTATTCGAACAAAACGGTACCTTTGTACGGACACACATATCGACATGTCGTAGTCACCATGCACACAAATCGAAAGTTGTCACTCGTTGCAAGACTTTCAGTCGATTCGAAAATATCTGTGAATGGTGACGTCATTGGCTGTGTGGGGTATGTTGTAAATCCCGTTGTTGCCATCTAAGTTTAGTCAAGATTTTAAGAATATGTATAAGATACAATCACAATACCTTGAAATCCGTTCCCCCCTCTCGTCGTGAAAGTATAGGCGAGTGATGCGCCACCACCGCCGCCACCGTAATACGTTGCCGGTTTTCCGTTTGCATTTACAGTTGTCATATCATTACTGCCGTTGCCACCACCCCCAGTTCCGCCTAGTCCAGCTGTACCGGGCGACGCAAGCAGCGGTGGACCATAAACGCCTCCGCCTCCGCCGCCACAATACGTCTGTGAAGTTCCTGAAATTGAATAAGTGACTCCGTTTCCACCGTTTCCACCGACGGCATTTGAAGCATTCGCACCAACAGAACTGGCACCTCCGCCACCTCCAGCTGATCCACTTTCGTAACCAGTACCACCCGCGCTACCTTGGCCAGCTGTCCCCGCCGCTCCAGCTGCGGCACCCGCGAACTGAGATCCACCTCCGCCGCTTCCGCCGGTTGTTGGAGTTTTGTTGGTCGGGTGACACCCGCCGCCGCCGCCACCCCCAACTGCAGCAGTGAGACCCGTGATTGATGAATTCCCGCCTGATCCACCGACCGTGCCAGTTCCTCCCGATGCCCCGGATGTTGTTCCGATGCCCCCTGCTCCGACTGTCACCGTGTACACACCTGGCGTGAATGTCTGACTTGCGTAATAGACATGCCCCCCCGCGCCTCCTCCGCCGCCACGATCGCTTCCACCAGCTCCACCGCCAGCGACAATTAGAACCTGGCATGTGACGGTTCTGTAGACAATAAACGAAGATGTACCAACTGTCGCGAATGTGTGTATGATGGTGGTATCCAATGTAGTAACGGTTCCACCGTTCGCCGGTAAATTTACACCATCGACTTCAAGTATGACACGATCCGCGTCCGAAAGTGGCGTCGAGAAGAGCTCCAACTCAAATAGGTTGCCATTGTAATACGCAGCGTTTCCGCCACGACCTATGATGAAATAGTTACCGGCGTCATTCTGCATGTTAATACTGTTTCGACTAAGCGATGCGGTATTTCCATTGACGTATATCGGAACGACGGTTCTTGCGGTTGCTTTGTGGACTATCGAATTTTTCGCGCCTGCAGTAATTATAGTCGAACTCAGAACATAGTCTTCACTGTTGCCGACGTGGGAAGGATAATTCCCGGACGATCCTTCATTCGTTGTTCCGTCACCGAGCCAAAACTTCTTTTCATACGGAGTAGACCATGTGAACCCAATTCCGATAGCCTTGAACAGGATACACCCACCGGTATTATTCGAGACGACATATCGCAAGGTGAATGATCCGGCACCCATGTTGAACGGGACCGAACTGTTATAGATCCAGGTCGATGACCCATTGAATATCATCGAGTACGGGCTTGTTGTTAGATTGATCACTGGCTGACTTGACGTGGTCGTCTGTGATAGATTATACCCATTGGATGTCTGATCGTAAAGTGTCGTGACGTAGCCTGTCGCCCCCGCAAGCCAACTGACCAGAGTCTGTCCGGAACCTGATGCCGTCGTCAAATTGCCGAGCGTATCCGCGTAAAAGTCTTGAGTTGCACTTGTTGTCCCGTTGCGTATATTCACGACCCTCGAGTAAAGAGACCTGAGTGACCGCAAACTGTAAACACCGACGACAGAAGCTGCAGCTCCCGATGAAATTTGATTGAGAACGGGAGTTGCGCCCGTGAACTGTGTGACGGTCGTAAGACCATCCCTATTCGTGGCCGAGACCGTAAAGAGCTCCTGGGCAACAGCTAACGATGCCGAAAGATTCAAGGCGTAATCAGTCGAACTTGTGACTGAAAGTCCAGTTCCGGTCGGAGCCAAGGACCACGTGATCCCGTTGGCAGGTTGCAAAGCCGTTTGGGAAACAGACGTGGTTGCTCCGATCGTAAAAGTTTGTGCTCCGGGATTCGTAAGGACCGGAGTTAGGATCGGGCGATTTGTGAATTGGGTTGGAGTTGGACCGAAACTCGGACCAGATGCGGTGATCGCTGTTATCTCACTTGCGCTCAGGACACGTTTATACATAGCCAAGTAGAATATGTCAGCGTTAAGAGCACCATCACCTGAATATGTTCGACCAGAACCTACAAATACATTAGAAGACGTAAAATTTGCTAATTTTGCAGTAGGGGTAAATGTTGTTCCTAAAACTCCATTTTTGTAGAAATACATGGTGCCATACGTACCCACATTTGGGTCGTAAATACCAATTATAGTATATGTGGTGTTTTGTGCATAAGACCCGAAATTTGCAAGGACTTGTTGAGATGGGTTGTAATATCCATAAAGGAGGATATCTGACGTCGTATTTCTCTTAAATAACATCGATGGGTTCACATTTTCTTGATTGATACAGAAGATTCGTTCAAAAAACCCAGGTGAACCCGTGAATTGAAATTTGCATGCAAATGAAAACCCAGAGGTTGTCATCGGAAATGTCTGGGCCCCAAAATCAACAAATTGGCAAGACGATGACGTTTCAGAGACTGCACCCGGATTGAACCTGACGCGATCGGATAGAAAACTAGGAGCAGTTCCACCCGGACTCGTATAACTTGGATAAGACCCTGTAGGGGCCAAGTAAATATCAGGACTGGCGTTATTTTTGATAGTCATTCCCGTCTGATAGTACTGTGCCGCAAGTGAAAGCACGGTCGTCCCACCGGACACATACGAAGGGCTCGCAAGGCCGAACGGTGCTGCCCCTGGTGTGAAATTGCCTGTCGGAATTGTTCCTCCACGAGTTACACGGAGATCTTGGATGTAGCCATTCCAGGCATATGTACTAGGAATGTTGAACGGATTGTTCCCGATGAAAGTATAAGTCACCGAGTACCTTGCAGGATTACTTGCCGTCGAGGTTGTTCCGACTAGTCCATTGACCCAGACGTAGGCAGTCTGATTTGCTATGTTGTAACCAAAAGCGACGTGGTACCACTGTTTCACATTCAGGGCCGTTCCGTAAATCGGGCGAAGAATAGACCCATTCTGGGTGTACATGTAAGCTGTCAGTTTTGCGACTGAACCATCAACATACAGTCCAAAGTCCTGGACGGTACTTCCGACATTCTCCTTTTCATAGATTGCTCCACCATTGGTCGCCGTCCAATTTGCACCGTTCCAATAGACCCAGGCTTCAACAAAAACATTCGAAGTGCTCGGATCGTAATTCACTGGGTGTGTCGGGGGAAAGAGCATGTAGCTTCCATTAGTCCCGGGCAAAGTTAGACTGGAAGGATTAAAGTATTGCTCGGCCAGACTCAGAACTGTCGATCCACCGGTGATATACGAAGGTACATTGAGACGAAACGGGGCTTGGGCCGGTGTGAAGCTGGTCGTCGGGACGATGCCACCATTTACCATCCGAAAGTCTCGGATGTAACCGTTAAACGGGAAGAAAGTTCCCGAATTTCCAGCGCCTATCGTCATATTTGAAGATGAACGAGCTCTCGCCGTACCAGAGAAAACACCAACTGTACTTCCCACGACGCCATTTACAAATCCGTATACCCTATTATTTGTCCTGTCAAAAGAACCGGCTACATGATACCATGTCGCAGTTGCCAATACAACATTATTAGTTGAGTTTATACCTGAACCTGCTGTATTCCAAACTCTAAACTGCATCGTTGAGGCATAATTCACAAGAAGTCCCATGTCTTCGCTGCCTGAATCGCTGACCGTGAAGACGAACCCGTTCGTTGCCGAGTTGAGATAGACCCAAGCTTCTACAAATACATTTGACGTAGAAGGATCCGCCTTTGATGGAAAATAAGGACCAAGATTCATAACATTTCCAGAAGTCCCTGGAAGAGAAAGTGCCGTATTGCTGGTCGGTGCACCTCCATAAGTTATGGTTGCTGTTCCTTGGAGCTCACGATTGCTCACTCCAGATCCCGAACCATAAGTTACAGCGGCTGTGCCTTTGTAAACCTGGGCGTTCCTCGCCGTCAGGCTCATCTAGTTTTACTTTAGATTTTAAGAGGGTGGTGTGGGCCATGTGGGATTTACAGGATCTGTTATTGTATTTGGAAGGTCACGGAGTGCCTGACGATACACGACCCACTTTTGTTTGGTATTGATATCGAGGGGGGTATCATTCATCTGGGTCCAATCACACTCAATTAAAAGTCCATTACGTTTTTGACGAATTTCTTCATACATGTAGAAAGGATCGATTGTTGCAGTTCCATCTGATCCTATTTTTATGTTTTTCACTGTAGTCTCATCACTTACGTCAATAAATAGATGATTTTCCTCTGAAAAATCCCGTTTCAGGCAAATTTCGATATCATCGTTTTTCTCGTAAATGGCACATACATTGAGAGTTTCTTTATGGATAATAGCAACTTTCATTTACTATTAGTAATCAGATAAATTCCCATGCTGTTATATACGGCACACCAACTTCACCGAACTGTATGGACCCAGCACCTAACCATGCTTTTACTGTATATGTGTATGTGCCAGCTGAAGGTACGTCGACGGCGTGAATTGAAAACATATGATTGGTAGAGCCAGCAGTTCCTGGGTGATAAAGAGTTGCATTTCCTATTGGCGTGGCATCTCTGTAAACACGCATATTCACCCAGTCATTTACACCACTAACTGGTTGTAAATCCCCTGAACACATGACAAAAACGGGCTTACCAACTGTTGTAATTGAGACGGTGGCAACTGTTGTCGGTGTCGTAGTATTTACTGTAATCGCTGACCCTGTTCCAACTATATAGTTTGTACTGTTTGTTGATGTTTTCAGTGCACCAACTATATCTAATTTTACAGTGGGATTCGTCGTCCCAATTCCAACACCAGCAATTACGCCCCACCCCATATCCCGACCGATTCCAATCTTGTTTCCACTGTAATACATGAAACTCACAAGACGATCACCGGAATCGTGAATAGCACATTCAGTTGTGTTAAGACATTCCATCATGAATCCAGCTGTATTCGAATTCCACGAAGACCCGCCTCCATAATTGAGGGACCCGTCACCAATCGTGAGAGTTCCGGCTCGCATAAAATTATTGGGAACAGCGTATGGAACTGTATTTGTGATACCTACAACTCCTCGTATGTCCAGACTGCAATTTGGAGCTGCTGTCCCGATTCCAATCTGTGTCGCGCTCACAAAAGGGACCGTCAGAGTATCAAAGTTGAAGACTGTATTGGTGGCATTCGAGGTAAATCCCGAGGTGACCACATTCCCAGTGACCTGTAGCGCGTTGACGCCTGGATTGCTTGTTCCGATACCCACATTCCCCTGGACGATCAAACCGCCAGTAGGTGCTGTGAATGCGTTGTAGCCAGATCCAATACCGACGCCACCACTCACAGTGAGCAAAGACCCGGGATTGGTTGTACCGATTCCCACGTAACCTGTCGCATTTTGATACAGTCCAAGGTTTCCAATACCTCCACTTGAACCACCGGTACGGACCAAAAATGCGTTATTATCATAAATAACAGTTCCGTTTGAATAATTGAATTCAAGTCTCTTGTCCGTGTTGTATCCTATGAGACTGTATGTCGTCCCTGCTGTCCATGTCCCTGCAAGTAATATGTTTCCATTATTGAGTGATAAGAGTTGTCCAGGGGTCGCTGTCCCGATGCCGATATTTCCAGTGTTGTAATAAATTATCGATCCCGCCGTCGTCCACTGGGAGACTGCAGACCCTCCCAGTGTCGTGAGTGTACCTTTGACGGTACAGTTGCCGTAGATGTACACATTCGAAAATATATTCGACGTGCTCATCGATGCCTACTCTAATTTCATTTTTTAATTCGTCGCTTATCCATCGCCTCTAGAGCAGTTTTGTGATAGATGCGCCGATTGACTGCTTGTTCCCGTCTCCTTAGTTTTCGCTGAGATTGAGTTAAAATTCTAGGCCTGAGCCTCGGTCCAGTACAGATTGTACGAGGATGTCGTGATGTTCTGGTTCAGAGCGGCAGCCGCAATCATAAGTGTGTCAGGTCCATCCGGGTACATGCGATTGCCACCGATGATGGTGTTTGACAACTCCTTGAGCCCCGTAAGGTCGATGGTGGTCTGATTGTTACCAATGCAGAACATGGAGAAGATGCGTTCACCCGAACCTGCAGTGTATCCACCTCCCGACCATGACACCGCGTACTGCGTAAAACTTGGTTGACCACCCTGTGCAACAGCGTTAATCGGGAGCCATGTGAATGTCGTGGCGTCAAAACCAGCCGGATTCAAAATGCCCAAAATGTTCAACGTGCCGTTGGAGCCAACGCACGTCACATCGAGCTTCTGAAGCAGTAGCTGCGCACGATTCAATAAGTCACGGATCCCGATGTCACCGATGATACCGTTACTGACCGACGGTGAAAGGCGCAAAAAGAACAAAGGAGTTGCCGTTGCACCTGCCGTCAGTGTTGACGTACGATTGAACTGGAAATTGAAGAAATATCCGCGATCCTGGTCAAACTGACCGTCCATGATGAATGCCGATCCCCAATGTGTCAGAGATGGGCCACATGTGCACGACACCAAGTTGACCGAAGCACCGATCGCGTGCGTCGCTGCGGCACCTCCAGAGAATACACGATTCGTATCTGCAATGTTATATGTCAGATTGGCAGCTCGAGTCAAGCCGGTCAGAGTGTTTGTCGTCTTGCCCGTGTAAGCCATCAACTCCTGGTCAATCATCACAGTCCCCGCTGAAGGCCAGTACGTGGTGGCGTCCACCAAGGTAAGTGAAGTGTCACCCGTTCCCATCGCGATAGCAAGTGTAGAGAATGCTGCGTTCGACTCGTTCACAATCTCGTAACGGACGGGCATATTACCGGTACGCATGAACGCCTCATCATTGACGTTGTTGTTTGCCATTCGATGAACAAAGACCCAGTTGCCGTTGGTCCCACGAATCATGAAATCGATGAAACCTGCACCGTACCAAGTGTACTGGATCCCAAGCATTTGCATGCGCGTCAGATCCACATTAAACCCACTTGGACCATTTCCATCGATGGTGTCCCTGTTAAAAAGAGACTGGGGGATGCGCACCTCCTTAATCTTACACGCCTTGACACCAGATGTGATATTAGCCGAACCACGAAACGGTGGATTGACTGTCATTGCAGTCTGTGAAGAGATGCCAGTGACTGTATGCGTCATTCCGCGGATCGTAATACGATCACCCACCTTGAGCTGGTCCTGAAAACGTGTGAGTGAATTTCCAGTAATAGCCTGTGAATTAACGTTGACCGTCACAAGGCCGGCTAATTGAAAAGTACTTGAACGCTTCACGACCCACAAGTTAATTCCGTCAAACTCCCAAAAGATGCCATTCTGATCCTCAAAGACACCTGCACGCACAGCAGCGCCGTGCCAATTACGCACGACGAAACGAGGCTGATCACCTAAATTTGGTGTTGTCGTAGTCAGAGTTGACTGGGCCTGTACGTTCAGTGTCGACGACTCTATTACTTCTGTGATTGTGTAAGTGTTATTATACTCGGACGTGGTGAGACCACGCAGGATGACTGCCGCTCCTCTTTGAGGCGCACCGTGCACAATGTCAGTCGTGACGGTGATGTTTGAACCTATGGCCGTACCCGATGCCACGACGCTCACAATGTCGTTATTGGGGCAAAACAGAGTACCAGATGACCAGAGAAAGCCTTTGCCAGATTGGTAGCGAAAAACCTTTTTGGACTGGCGAAGAACATTCGAACCATAGGTTGGCTGATTCACGGAAATCAAAACACCTCCATCAAATGGACGATGGACGACGGTTGAGTATGGCTGAACATAAATCGAACCACCAGTGCTTGTTCCTGTCCCCGTGACAGATGTGCTCGAAGTGAAGGTGAATCTAGTTGCCGTCGGTACGGAATCAATGAAAAAATTGCCTAGGGTGCTCGTTCCGAGAGTCCCGGTAACGGCCGTCCATGACGTTGAGGCGATCGGAGTTCCCGGTACAAGTCCGTGAGTCGTGGCGGTTGTCACCGTAACAGTAGTTCCGGTTTGTGAAATAGAACCGGCTGATGTCGCCACCTGAATCTTAGCCTGTCCGTTGTTAAAAACACCACCTAGACGGCACACGGTGTACTGTGTAAAGATCGATGCAGTTGGATTTGCAGCGACGAGTCCCTTCGCGATATATGTAAAAGATGTACCGGCTGTCACTGCCGTCACCAGGAAGAACCCCTCGGCACGGTCAGCTGTTTTGACGGCATTCGTCAAACCGGTAATAGAGATGACCGATGCAAGTGCGGGAGGTGTTGCAGTGAAAACTGTAATCACAGATGGAGTTGCTGCATTGGTCTGTACGTTTGTGACTACTAGATCCGTACCCGGAATTTCATAGAAGGAGGGTGTTTTACGAACCTCCTGGTAGGTTTGCCACTTGGTCGCCTGTAAACCATACTCGAAATCGGCATCGATGACAGACTGTCCTAAAGAGACACGTTGCCGCTCGATGGCGTCCGTCCCAAAGTCGTACGGACGAGTCTGATTATTCAAGATGAAAGGCATCCTCTAATAAGTACCTAGATAAAAGACCATCTGTTATTCGCGCCAGTCCACATCAGATTCACCGATGTCCATGCAAGCTGGATATAAGCATTTGACTGGCCATCAATTTTGTCCGCACCGGACATCTGAATCACGATGTTATAGGCGGCATTTGTGCCTGCAAGTCCAGATTCATCCTTAATGTTGTAAACCTTGCCACGAGTCAGGGTTGCGCCTTGAGGAAGTGTAACTGTTCCGCCATTTGTCATACCGATGTAATAATCTGAAGACAGGGCTGTGTATGAGGTGGATCGGCCTGTCACAACCTGTGAAACCACCAAGGAAGCGGATGCCATCGGGTTCGGAATGTACGAGCTCAGGGGTGTTACGGCCACGAATGTGCTTGTCGATACAAGTGCCACGGTTGTTGAAGGCCCAAATGTGGCGTCCAGGTAGTAAAACTTGGTAATGTCAGTCACGTTGAGTGGTATCGTCACAGATGTGCTAGGATCCTGTGTGTACGTAGGGGTATACTGGTATGCATATGGACCTATCGTGCTCGGCAATGATGAATCTGAAGATGAACTTCCCACTCCAATTTGCATTAAAAATTGACTGGTCGCGTTGAGACACACCTGAATCTGGTAAACACCCGCCTGGTAAAACTGCAAATTCCCGTTTGAAGTCACGGACATGATGCCGCTCGCTCCAGTCTGTGTCCAACCTGCAGCTGAAGTCATTGGCACGTGATATGTATTTGAGGCAGATCCCGACTCTAGTGGAGTTGCCTGTGCAAGGGGGCTCGAGAGTGTTGACCCGGATGTTGTGACGAGGATACCCGCTGCAGCATTCACTGCGCTGCTGATGTAATTACCGAAAGGGGCAATCTGGATGTACGTGCCGTTCTGAGACCCAGTGACACTCGACCCTGCCGTCAAGTAGTAAGTACCAGACGTGACTGCGCTTCTGCAAAAGACGTCCAGATAGTAATACTTGGAAATGTCCTGAACATTCACTGGGATTGTGATCGAGTCACTGGGGCTTGCAGCTGATGAGATTGTGTACACGTACGTATAGGCACTGGTACTGCTCAAAAAGGCTGAACTTGTGTTTGTACCAAGAGCCACCTTGACGACTGGCGAATCCATCACGAGAGCCATCGTAATCTGATACAGACCGGTCGAACTGAACTTGATGAGACCCTGTGCAGTGATTGTGTAGCTCGAAACTGCCTGGATTGCATTCTGTGTGAAACTCTGTAGAGGAACGTGATACGCTTGAAGAGTTGGGGCATCAGTACTCGTCGCAAAAGATGTTCCAGTTGCTAAATTTGTGCCCAAAGACAGTAAAGTGCCCTGATTGACACCATTCCATGTACCGCTGATCGTACCAGATGCGGTGATATTTGTACTTGTAATTGAGTTTGACACAAAGAGATTGCCGGTGACTGTTAAATTTGCACCTGGATTTGTTGATGAACCAATAGCTACGTTTCCAGATGCATAACTCAACGGTCCACCTGTTGTTCCCGACCATTGAGATCCTACGAAACCGACAATATTCGTCGTGAAGATGTTGGCGATGTTAGCCGTTGTCACGTTCATGCTCGGGGTTGAAATGTTTGCACTTGCAGTCAGACTTGTCGTCTCAAGGTATGGGATACTTATAGTATCAAAATTGAATACAATATTCGTAGCATTCGACGAAAACCCACTTGAAATGATATTTGTGGTTGTAATTGCGTTTGAAACGAAAAGATTACCGGTGACGGTCAAATTCGCACCTGGATTAGTTGATGACCCGATAGCCACATTACCAGTGTTGTAGTAGAGAGGTCCTGGATTTGTCCCCGACCACTGAGAACCAACGAAACCGACGATGTTCGTCGTGTAAATGTTGGCGATATTGGCTGTGATCAGGTTGGCAGTGACTATGTTTGCACTGGTTGACACGTTCAAGACGCTCACATTGGCGTATGAAGTGACATTGAGAATCGGGGTGGAAATGTTTGTGCTTGCAGAGATGTTGCCGGCGACGGTCAAATTTGACCCTAGACCCGTGCTCGTATTGATTCCGACATTCCCAGTCGCGTAATACAGAGGACCGCCTATCGTTCCGACCCACTGTGAACCGACAAACCCCACTATATTTGTCGTGTAGATGTTGGCGATGTTCGCCGAGGCAAAATTTGCAGATGCGAAATTTGCCGTACTTGTCACATTGAGGTTGAGAAGATTCATGGTGGTTACATTAGCAGTACCTATGTTAGCAGTGACCAGGTTTGCCGATACAACATTCGCTTGACTAGACACCGTCAAGTATGTCACATTCTCTCCTTCAGACACGTTAAGTGTCTGAACGTTACTCGAGACTACGTTTAGGGTTTCAACGTTGGCCGTCAAGAGGTTTGCCGAGGTGATGTTAGCTAGGGTGGTCACCGAAAGAGT